AGAAGCTTCACGTTTCTGATGCAACATTGAATAGAATGGTTGCTAGAGGTGACATTCCGAACGGAGAATGCAAAAAGCGAGGGCACACCCGATATTTTAAGAAGTGGGATATACTGCACTACATTAAAAAGAAAAGAAAATAATAGTTGAACATGTAAGTATTCCTTACAAGTTGAGTAAGAGAGGTAAGTGATTGCCTCTCTTTTTTTGTTATTTATGATACTACCTACTATCACCTTAAATCTCTGATAATCAACCACTAAAAGAAAGTGTGATAGAGTTATATTTGCTCTCCCCTATTCTTTGTACCTTTGCATCCGTAACGTTACAATAGTGTTAGTTAATATTAAGGATTTCAAAAGATTGTATTATGGAAATGACAGATGCAAAGGTCGTAGAGAAGAAAATCTACGAAGAGGGAAAGAAGCACGATGATTATGCTTCTAAGGCAACAGGTAATGCTGGTCTTACCCTTGGTATCATCGGCACAGCACTCGGTGCTGGTGCTTGGTTGCTTGGCGGTAACAACCGCAGTGTGTTTGGTTCACTTGGTGGCGGCAATATGCCTGAGAACGTGAACATCAACGCTTATGGAGCTAACGCAAGCTCCAATCAGCCAACCGCCTTACAGGTGATGGAGAAGGAATGCGATGATGAGGTGAAGTTGCTTACCTACATGTTCGGTATGAAGCTCGACACCGCTAACAAGTTCTACGCTATGCGAGAGACAGATATCGCTGAGAAGTTCTCTATGTATAAGGGTGCTAACGATGCTATCAACGCCGAGAACCGCCGTGCAATGCAGGCTGAGTTCGGTCTTTACAAGTCTCAGATTGATGCAGATTTTGGCTTGTACAAGAATCAGAGAGACCAGTACGATGCGTTGCAAGCAAAGTATAGTGACCTCGACAAGAAGGTAGCCGTAATGGAAGCCCTCACTCCTTACAAGGAGAAGCTTATGATGGCTTACGTTAAGGAGAACACTTGCAACTGCTTGCGAGGGCAGTTGATGCTCCCGAACACTCCAGTACTCCAGGGATTCGGTAGTTACAGCGGCTGCAACTGCACTGCTCCTTCTACTCCCACTACAGGAGCGTAACAGAGCAGTAAGGAAGTCGGTTAGACGGACTAAGAAAAAATGAGTTGGTGAGGGGTGTTTGCCCTCGTTGGTGGATGCCCTCTCACCTCTCTATAATATATCACCAACTTTAAAGATATTGATTGTTATGATGAATTTTGGTAACAGCCCATTATTGGATATGGGCACAAATCAGCAGCAACCGCAGATGATGGATGCCGAGCTACAGAAGATGTACGAAGCAATACAGCAGAAACGAGCATCTATCAACATGCAAGCGCAGCAGTCTTCCACCCCTTTATGGGATGAGATTGATAAGATTGAAGACAATCTTACAGGCGCACAACGTCAGTACTTGATGCAGAATCAGGAATACGTCAATAGCTTGCAATATGTGTCTAAGCTAGTGCAAGACGAGGAATTGCGCATTATACGCCCTCGTATCGAAAGCACTCAGCAAGGACAGGAGGCATTAAAGAAACATTTGTCTTTGATGCAACGACTGAGAAAAGAAGTAGCACAGGCGGAAGAGCAGAAAACCGCTATGCTTAACGACTATATGACAAATCATAGTGATAAAACGTGGCAAGAGTATCTCGCTATGGTTCAAGGGACAAAGAAGGGAGGAACTAAGAAATGAACGTAACAGAATTGAAAGAGAAACTGCTTACATCGCTTGATTTGTGGGCAGATGCTAGAATAGACGATATGGTTAAGGCTAACCAGATGCTCGCCATACCATCAGTGTACATGAAACGTGCGGCGCACAACATCATCGCCAAGCACAAAGATAGTTGGGGCAAGAGCATTGACAACGCTACCCTATTCATCGCCGATGAAGACGGCAACATAGATGCCAACACGATATTTGAAGATATGATGCAGATGCTAAAATCCGTGGAAGATTACAAATTCGATGTAGGTTTTATACACGGACATATCGACAAAGGAGTTGTGTCTATTGACCTGCCAGATGGAATTGCTACTGCTATCCTCTTTGGAAGCAAGCGAAGCATCAACTTCACAGAGGAGGACTTTGTAGAATTGAAAGATTTGATAATAGGTTAAAAAATATACAAGATATGGAAACAAAAGACATTATGAGTAAGTTTGATGAGCTTTATGGAATGATGGCATCATCAGCAAACGTAAAGTATATGCACGTATTCGGTAATACGATGCGTTGCATGATGAAGGATATGGCATCCAAGCACCCAGAGTTGGCACAAGAGTATCTTGATAAGCTTTGCGCTATCAAGTGGAAGAACTATCTTACGAAGAAGGAAGCTTCTGAGATTGTAAACAGTATGAATCCACCAGTAACCTGGGATATGCAGACATGGATCAATGCTATGACCGGTCTCGGACTTGCAACAGAGGAGAAACCTTATTACAACGATTACGCTTTGTACGTTGCGATGAATCAGGTTGTAAGCGACCACGGATGCACAATTGCTAAGATACTCGGCAAGGAAGATGTTAAGGACATTGATACAGAACATCTGGTTAAGTATGCCCACAGCCTTGCACTCGATTTGTTGAAAGACAAGGATGGTGTATACAACATCAGAGAGTATTTTCTGAAGTAACATCAAAAATATACGGTTATGAAAAAGGTATTCGAAGACATTATAGCTAGCAATGATATGCAGGCTATCAAGAACTGTGTTACGATCATGGCAGATTGTTGCGAAGTCGGAATGAATGACAGCGTAATGCTTGATATGATGAAGCAGGTCCAGGGAGAGATTGGCGCGTGTCATTATAACGAAGAGATGGCAGATATGCATCTTTGTCTCATCGGTCAACTTCATACTAAAGATGTGGCAAAAGACTATTGGCATGAGGTCAAGAATGACAACATCAATCTCGAAGACTGGTGCGTTCTCTGGGGAGAGATGGTAAAGCGTAACGACGCAAAGATAAAGAAATGGTTCCCGAAGATCAACACGTACAACTACGAGCAAAAGATTTTCGATGAATGTATTTCCTTCCTGGAAAGTGGCAGACTTCCATATTACGACTTGAATGTCTAAAGTTTTTCGTTATTCTGAATGAAGTTTCGGTTTTTTTTGCTATCTTTGCAGAAAGAGACCGAAACTTTATTTTTATTAATTATTCAGGATAACAGATTATGACAAATTTATTAGATTCTTCACAGATTAGGCAGATAGTGGTTACAATTTCCTCTGCTATACTTGCCTTTGCAACGCCAACTGAAGGTTTCGTTCTGGCGCTAGTAATTGCTTTCGGCTTCAATATCTTTTGTGGTATGCGAGCTGATGGCGTTAGTGTTGTACGATGCAAAAACTTTTCGGCATCAAAGTTTGTAAACGCCATTCTTGAAATGTTGCTCTATCTTACCATTGACTATGTGATATATGGTATCATGATAGGCTGTAATGACGGAAATGAGGCTTTGTTTGTAATAAAGATGCTTACATACATTTTCTGCTATGTGTATCTATGCAACGCGTTCAAAAACCTCATCAAGGCATACCCTAAGAATGTAGCATTCAGAGTTATTTACTACATTTTGAGATTCGAGTTTGCAAAGGCATTGCCTAGTTATTGGAAACCGATTATTGACAGACTCAATAATGAGTTTGATAAAAAAGAGGAGGAAAACAAAAATGGCAAACAGTAAGATTTTAGAGCCGTTCATCCTAAAGTGGGAAGGTGGCTTCGTTAACGACAAGGATGATTTGGGAGGAGCTACTAATATGGGTGTGACTCTTGCTACGTACCGCTCAGTATTCGGCAGCAAGAAGACGGTTAACGATTTAAAGCGTATGACCCGTGTGCAATGGGGTGTAATCTTCAAGAAGTACTACTGGGATAAGTGGAATGCTGATGATATTAAAGACCAGAACGTAGCCAATATCCTCGTCGACTGGGTATGGGCTAGCGGAGCCTACGGTATCAAGATTCCTCAGAGAGTTCTTGGCGTTGATGTGGATGGTATTGTCGGGCCGAAGACTATCGCAGCTGTCAACGCAAGAGATGGCCGGGATCTGTTTGATACCATCAAGCAGGAACGGAAGGATTTTATTGAACGTATCTGTCAGACAAGACCACAGAACAAAAAGTTCAAGAATGGTTGGCTGAACAGAATTAATTCACTTGATTATGAAACTGATTGATAAAATAACAAGGGTTGTAATTGCCATTGCAGTAGCAATGCTGATTCTATCAATGTTCTGTAGATGTAAGGCGAAAGAACGTGTGATAGAAAAACAGACATACATCACAGATAAACGTAATGAGGCCAAGTGGGATTCACTCTTCAATGCAAGACTTGTCAAGGAGCTGGCATCATACAGAGCATCGCATAAAGAGTCTATGAAGTCAACTACGAAAGAGAAGACACATATCAAGGATAGTACAGTTTCGAAGTACGATGTGAACGGAAACAAAGTCGGCGAAGACAGATTCCACTACGAATATCACGAGATATCACAGGAAGATGTACAGATACTGAGAGATAGTATTTCTAGCCTTAAGGAATACAAGGATAGTGCTGCGATATATCATAGCAAGTGTGACTCCTTAATCTCAGTGATAAGTAAAATATCGAAAGATAAAGTATATGTCAAGAAACAGCTATCAAGGACTGACATGGCATTTTTAAATATAGGTAAGATAACTTCAGTTTGCCTTTTCATAGGCATTCTCGCATTTTTAGGTTGGATATACTGGAAATTAAAGTTACACAAACGTTCTTAGTTTTTTCTAATGTTTTTATTTGGTTATTAGTTGATACAAACAAAAAGGGGTGACCGCACGCGATGTGTAGCCACCCCTAAACAATATAGATAATGCACAGAAATTATTCTTCAGCTCCCTGGAGGAACTTGATACCATACTTCGTCTCGTAGTGTTTCTGCTGCTCTTCTGTCAACATTTTGGTTTCGCTGTCGTAGAACACGGTAAGCAGCTCTCCGTAATCTTTGTCGTAGAAGTAGTTGTATTTATTGCAGAGATAGTTCCTTGCACAGAGACATCTGCTCGGAATGGTCTTGAACTTGCGTCGTGTCTTCTGTTTTATTCCATTCGTTGCTCTGTACCTGTCAAGCCTCAGCGTCTTTTTTAGAGATTCAGAACGTTTAGCTATTATCTCCGGTCTTATTATTGCCTGTGCGCATTTCAACCGAAGTCTTTCTTCCGTTTCCTGGGTATGAGTAACGCCAAGTGCCTTTGCTATACTTGTTACACATGACTTTGTTATTCCAAGCTCTTTGGAAATTTCGGAAGAAGAGTAATCCGGATATAGCTTACGGACAGATTCCCTGATCTTCTCTCTTTGCTCTTTTCTTGCGTCCTTGAACGAATCCCCATGCAGCCTATGTAGCCACCAGTAAACAGTCTGTACTGCGCAACCGAAGCTCTTGGCCATTGCGTAAGGAGATTCGTAAGGGTGTTCCTTTATATACGTTTTCTGTTCATCTGTGATGTTCATGTATTACTTTTTATCAGAAGAACCGTAGCCGTTATCGCCGCGCTCTGTTTTACATAATTCGTCGGTCTTAAAGAACATGATGTTGTCACTTGTTTCTAGGTGGAATTGCACGATTTTGTCACCAACCTTATATCTTGGCATATTTGGAAACAAGTGATAGAATACGGCAGAAATCTCTCCAGTATATGGGTCATCGACAGTGCCTTCACAGTTACTGAGACTCATACCAGTCTTCCATACGGAAGAACGAGGACGGAACGTAAAGCATCTTGAAATGTCAGCAGGCTTGTTTCGGTTTTCAATCTGTAGCGCAAATCCGAGACCGTATTTCCATACGTTAGGCGCAACCTCTTCTTCTGATACGGCATAGCAGTCATAGCAGAAATCATCATCGTGCGCCTTGGTTGGCATAATAGCGTTCTCGTTGGTCTTTTTGAATAAGACAGGCACACCAACAACCTCGGTGAATCTATCAATCTCCACACCATCAACGTTCACCTTTCCGTAGAACATATCGGCAGGACGAGTCCAAACCTTGCACTCTCCATAGAGAGCCTGATAAACAACTTCCTTCTCCTGAGTTTCACTATTAGTGACCTCAGTAATAAATCTGTAATAACCTCCTTTAAAATGTCTGTAAATCTTTTCCATTTTAATATTTAAAGTTTAAAATTCATGTTCATCACATACTTGGTCGCAAGATGATTCGTGCTCGTTATTGCTGCACCATCCTACGCCGTAAACGTCTTCGTTATCAAACCAATGACAGTTACCGCAACATTTTTCATTCTTCTTCATCCTTACACCTCCTCCCAGTCTGTTGCGAGAATATCCTCAGAATCTTTGAAAACACAAGGAAAGAATTCGCCATCGCATACAGCTATGATAGTCTTAGAGACAATATAGATATAAGCTCCACATTCTTCCCAAATTACCCTTCTCACTTTCTTTCCTTCCTTCATTCTTCTCAGAGCCTCCGAGAAGTCAAATATTTCCTTCTTCATAGCTACTTGTTTTTATAAATTTCACATGTCCCCTCATAAATTGTGCTATTACTATAAATGTCATTATATTGCGAAATGGAAACCAATTCGTTTGCCTTCATTCCCTTAAGAATTTCATCGTACACACTTTCTATTGCTCTTCTCTTCAATTGCTCCATGCCAAATTTGTCACGGCAATAGTATTGCATTTCAAAATTTGACATTGTAACTCTTGAATGAAGCTTAACGACTTGTGGCTTTATGTATCTAACCTCTATCTTTGGCTTGATGCCTAGTTTGTCAGCTAGCCATTGTTTCCATTTCGGTTTTACATCTTCTCCATCCAAGCAAACAAGCAGGATGTAGATAAAACTCATACAAAGATATAAAATTCCTATATTCATACGCTACTTCTCCTTATCGAATTTATTGCCGACGACCTTAAATCTATTTAACGAATCTTTCTCACTCATAAGGTATGTTAGTGCAACGCAAAAATCACGACCATTCTTAGCGAGTAAAGAAAATGCGCCATATTTAAACACTACTATTCCGTCAGGACTATCATTGGTGACATTTGAAAGCATATCACCTTCCCAAATTTCTTTGCCATCGCAATCTTTCAGTCCAGTGAACTGGCAGACGGTAGAAGGGTCAACCTGATAAGTGAGATTTCTGTTTAACTTGCTTTCTTTCTGACGATTCTCAATGATGTATGTATTATCATTCTCTTCGTAGAAATATCCGAAAACCCATCCTTTTCCGTCAAGACGTTTAGCCTTGAATTTAATATCTTTAATTTTCATAAGCTACTTATATAAAATAATTGTTACTCTTCTACTTTTACCAACCTTCAATATAGCTTCTTCTGCTTTATCAATCGAAGAAAACAAATAGTCTGGGCAAAGGTTATATGCGCCATAGTCCCAATAATGGATAAGTCCAAATAACAATGAATGTCTCTTATCTACACGATAAGCAAGGATTGGATTATCCTGAGAATCGTAATGTATGCCTTTAACAGCCTTGCTTTTACGATACATATCTACTATTCTATATGTTGCCATAACTATTCTTCTTTAAGTTTTACTGGCTCATCGCTACAAGATAACTCTCTTCCGATGAGCTTTTTAATGCTACCTTGTGGAAGTTGAAAACCATAAGCTCCATATCTATCTTGTGGTAACCAATAATTATGTTCGATACAATCACCAGCCCACATATCAGGCTTGCTGTTGAATATCCATTCTCCGATATAATCTTTTGCTACCCATGCCATAACTATATCTTTTTAAGTTTTATTTTTATTGCCTTCAGATTTCTTTCACCTCCATCCCAGAAGCATGAACGTCTAAGATAGAAAGGTTGACCTTTAAGCCAAGGGAACTTATCATAGAAAGCCTTCCATTTAGCCTTTCCTGCGTTCAAAGAAGGTACTTCAATACAGCTTCTAGCATGGCAACTGCCAAAGACTAATGTATTATCACAAACGTTTTTATCCATAACTATTCCTCCAATTTTGGGCTCCAATATTTTGTTCCACAGTACTCTTCCCCACATAGCTCTCTACTGTACCGATTCTCACAATTAGAACAACTTCGCTCGCTTGGATTCCACAGCATGAAATAAATTGCATTACGAAAACCTTGGTCATATATCTCTTGTTCAAATGCGCCAAAATCATCCTGATAAGCTCCTTCTTCTTTTGCTTGTTGAATTATTTCATCTATTTTTTCATTAATTTCCATAACTATTCCTCCACTTTTACACCGAAGGGAACGCCGTCGGCAAATTTTATTTTAAACAAATCAGTAGCAGTGACAAATCCAATCACACCATTATTTCTATCACCAATAACAATCCCTTCATTATCTATAAATATGATTAAGCTGTTAACCTCACCATTTTGTGATATTAGCCACCCGAATGGCTGATGCTTTAGCATTTCTGATCGGCACTCTTTTGCATCCTTGAATGGGCGGTACTTTGGTCCTGGCTTGATGCGATAATTGTTTGAATCACAGTCAAAATGTGGCAGCATAGCAGTTTTCCACATTTTCATAGTCTTATCAAAAATTTCAATTTCTTTTCCTTCTGCGTATGCCTGAATTATCGGCAATAGCTCTATTGCTTCTTTACGATTCATACTTAATCCTCCAACTCTTTAAGTGCCAAGACTAACTCGTTTTGAATATGAATTGTAGTGCCTTCACTTAATTTTATTCTTTTTGAGCCAATCATCTTGGAAACATTATTAATGTGAACTATCGCTTTATCTTTGCTCATTGCTTACCCTTCTTGATGATTACCGTATTCCCTCCGAATCTCGTATGATGATGAATTTCACCTTCATCATCAAAAGCTTCTATTCTAACCCTTGTGATACCGGTTTCAGTAACATTTCCTATTAGGATACGTTCATTATTGCGATTGGAAAATAAAACCTTATCACCAATTCCAATTTCTTTTCCAAAAAAATCTTCCATATTCTATTCTTTTACCCTCTCCCTTTTACAGGAGAGGGTGGTTAGTTACTTAGATGGCTCAGTATATGATACTGGTTCCCATACATCGTAAGCTGTCAGCAAAACTGGAGCGATAACAGATGGGGCAAAGATGATAGATGCTACAACATCTGGAGCATTCAACTCGTAGTTAACACCTTCTACTTTGTTTTCCTTACTAGCCCAGCCATAAGGCTTTGCTGTAATCGTAGAGCCATCTTTCTTTTTAAAAGTCTTCTCGCTAGAACACGAAGCGAACAAACTTGCAACGACCAAGGCTGCCAAAATTATCTTTTTCATATTACTTGTATTTATGTCCTATAAGGACGGTTAATTACTCTGTTACTTTCTTTATGCTTTCTGAAAATGTTTTGAGCCACAGAGTATCCTTTTCGGCAGCAACTACAGATTTATTATACTGCTCCAAATTATACTTCATAGACTCTATTAAATCAGTGCGATTAGTTTGTTTTTGAATCCACTCATCTTTAGGGATGATATTCTCCAAATAAACTTTGCTGCAATCAAAATCTAAACTATCAATTAATTGACTTTCCATAAAGTCCTTAACACCCTCGTATTCTTTGGATGGTGGAGTCCATCTTCTAACTTTGGATAGCATTGCATTGTATCTGTTTTTGAGAGCTACATTCTCTTTCAATCTATCCTCGTTTCCCTTGATTACATCATTAACATAAGAAAGATACTCAACTTCAAGTTCTTCTTTTGTCTTAGGTGTTGCAAGATGCTTTTCGTACTCTGCTTTTGCCTCTTCGTATTTCTTTTTATAGTAATCACTAGGACATATCTTGTCAGGAATTTCGTATCTACTAAGGTTAGGATATTTTCCTTCAAATCTTAGGTAGATACCGAAGTTACGCAAGCAACTATTTGCAAATTGCTCAAATGTTATATCTTCACCATCATATATTGGTGCTGTAAATCCTGTTGGCATATCACTATCTTATTTATATCCTTGCGGAGAGTTAATCAATCTTCTACAATAAATCCATTCTTGGTGCAAGTATCAATAGCACGAATGGCTATCCAAATAGCCTTGTCTGCTTCTTTGTCTCTAAGACTACTTCTCAACTCACACAACTTTCTCTTTGCTTCTGTTGCATTCATATTACTATTTATTTGTGCCAGAAGGCGGTTAATAATCGCGTCTTATCTCAACTTTCCACTCCTTAGAAGAGAACTTCTTTTTGAGGTTTTTAATTAAATTCTCTATCTCTTCAAGAGACTCAAAGGCATTAACTAAATCCCCTACTTGATACCAGCGGCCCCATCTGCCTGTTTGCTCATCTTTCTCCTTTTGAGTGAGTGGCCTAACAAACTCCCCTTCGATGGTTTGATATTCATTTGGAATTTCAATTCCACCCAAATATCCACTTACCGAGCTGTTACCACACACATTGCTTACTGTAATATACAATTTTGCGTAATAATGTATTGCTTCACTACAAAGACCACAAAAAGAACTAATTACGATATTCATGAGTCTTTTTTTGTCTTTAGTATAGCTACCCATAGTTGTATATGTTTTATCAGAAAGATCAAACTGAAATCCTTCTCCAATATTCTGAGGAATAACCCCAGTTATCTTAGATATATCAAATCCCTTTTCTATTCGTAAATAGCTGTTTGTATCCATACGCTTAGTCTTTACCATTAATGAAATCCTCATACTCACCTATCGTGATTTCCACGAAGTCTGGATTTTGTTTCTCAGCTCTAATACTATCATCGAAGTAAACGAAAATGCGGTCTTTGTGACGTAAAAGCTGGGTGATGGAGAATCGGCTGACGTGCGGAACTTCGATATTCAGTTCCTTCAATATCTTGAAATGATGAGTAAAGGATTTATATGATGTAAGTACTGCTGCTATTGCCTTACCTTGCTTACTACGCTTGTTAGGCGCAATGCATACATAGTAACCGTCCTCCAATTTTACACCGTCTATCTTCTTCCACACCTTCTTATCTAGCGTATCGTAACGCTCAGAAAGAACCCATATACCGGTAATCTCGTACACTCTTGTGAGAGTTCTGTTAGGCTGATAGCCCTGATATTTTTCAAATTTGAAACCTACGGCTTCTTCTACTCGTTTCATGTATGATTGATGCTCTTCAAATTCAGCATCGAGAATACTCTTAATGTATCCATAAGCCTTACTTCCCTGTTTTGCTTCGTACAACATACGTTTTACTTTTTACGATGATTAAACTTCTTTATAGCATCTTTCTTTGAAGCTGCCATAATCTTAACACCTTTGATGGTGAACTCATGCTGCGCCTTTGGCTGACACTTCTGTTTGTCAGAAGGAATGTCGCCTTTCGGAACATTGAATCTAATACGTGGAAGACCAAAAGGGAAATCACTCATCTGATATTCCATTTCAGTTTTCATGCCAATTATTGATAGTAGTCCATTCATAATCTACCCTTTCTTTTTCTAAGTTCTAACATTCTCCTAGTTCTGCGATTTTCCTTGCCGCTAGGAGGGTTGCCACCAAGCTTTACTTCTGGGATTTCATAATTCATATAGATGGAAGCTTCTTCATTGAGTGCCTTAACTACTTCTTTAGTCAAGGCTTCTTTTAGTGATACACCATTTGGTGTTACAATTATCTTTGCATCGTCTCTAATCATACCTAGCCCTCCACGTTATTTGTTGTACCTATCAGCTTTGCTGTCTCCTCGTTGTACGGGATGCAAAAACTCCAAGTAGCACCTACACACGCATATCTGTAGTCTTCATCTATATGACTAAATAAATCAGCACACCATGTAGAATATTCTGTATCTCGTACCACAACCTTATCAAAAGGCTTGAACTCAATCTTTGGCTTCAAGTCCACAATCTGCTTCTTCTCAGCATCCCAAGCCTGACCTTTCTTTTCGAGAGCAGAGAAGAGCTGTTTTTTCTCTTCTTCTGTGGCATATTTTACACAGCTATCTTTACGACACCAAACACCATGAGACGTTGGGATAGTAATCTCTCCTGAAGCTATAAGGGCTACATGGTATTCAAAATCTTTATACTTATTAAATTTACTAAAGATAAAAATATGATTTTTTGGTAGAACAGTACTAGGATTGGAGAGAATATCCCCATCCTTGAACTCAGGCTTTTCAATCTCCAAAGTTTCAAGGTTTAACTTACCGCCACATCTATTCTCAATCTCTCTTATATAACCATAGGCAGTATTGTTATCTAACTTGTCAAACTTAGCTGTTTCTGCATTTAATACATCTTCGTAACCATCCCTGCTATTAGAATAGCATCCGTTGAACTTTGTATAATCATCAGATGCCCATTCTTTGAAAATGCACTGAAATCCACAACTATTGACAAGCAAATCGCCCTTCTTCCAGGCGAACTTGCCCCAGTCACGCATATTCTTAGAAGGAAGAAGAATCCGTAAGCCTTCAAGCCAACTTTCTTCTGTACCTAGTTTTGAATAATCAAACAAAAGAGTGCTGCCTACTTCATTAGTTGATGTACATTCAATATAAGTGCCAACATCTGTTATGTGAACTTCATCTAACTTTACGTCTATATTGCGTAATAAGTCATACAACTTAGTTCCTTGCGGCTTATCCTTTAGAATTTCCGCTATATTAACCTTTCCTTCCATAACCATTAACTTGCTTTATAAAGATTAAACCACACCTTATTACTCTGTTTACTCTTATAAACATTACCTTCAAGGTCGAAATAAACACGTTTCTTTTGATTGAACTTCTTCATCATTGGCTGATTATCCTTGTATGTCGTTACATCATACTCAATCAATGAAGAACCACGTTCATTCTTTGTTGGAGGATAACCTGATTCAGGTATGAAACGTACCTCAAATTCTTTATTCCCAATTTCAAAATTTGCTGTAGCCATATTACTTTATTCTTTTGAATTGAACATTCTTTCCGTCTTTTCGCTCATTTGATGCGCACTTGATTCGATTACACATGTCTATATTGATACAGTTTGCAATTTCATCAAAGAAACAACCGCTACAATCGGCTTCCTTGGTCTCAACCACCTTTAATGTGACTTCTGCGCCTACAGGCAAATCTTCCATAATTACACCTCCTAATCGTTATTGTGTTTTAGTTTAAGTTGTCTCATTTTTGCCTTTACTGCACCAACAGATCGCCCTAGAGCCTTTGCGAGCTCTTCATCAGACATTTTATCGAAGTTGCGTGCCAGGAAGTTAACCTGGATTCCGTTCCAAGGAAGGAATGCGTTATTCTGGTGTTCTTCACCATGATAGTCAACGCCATTAAGCTTCAATCCTTCGTCGGCAGCGTTGTCTATCCTTTCCGGATTGCATACCTTCATTGCAACCACCTGCAAAGCCCTGTAAATCTGACCGCCTTCCTTGAAGTATTCAGCATTCTTGTCCGGTATGAGGATCCTGGCAACCTCTCTCATTGATGCATACATACCATACATAGACTGTATGAATTCTCCGCAAGGTCTTATGCTGCCGGAACTGATGCCACGTTCACTCATAACGTCATCAAACTTCGTACACATATCGTGCAGCATGATTGACAGGTTGTAAGCTACGCATGCATACGCCTGAAGCTTGTGTTCCTTGATGTTGTTCTTCAGAAGAATATTATCGGTCGTGTAGAAGAGTCTCTGTATATCAATCTTCAGGTCTTCCTCCATGCTGTCCGTAATATCAAGCCAGAGTTCATACTGCGAAATCTCGGTAGTATACTTCTTGAATATTCCTATAAGAGTCTCAGAACGGGAGAATGCCTCCTTTATGCGATACTTAAGTTCATGCTTAAACAGGTCCTTCCTCTCACTGAGATTGTCGTGCAAGTCTTTGATTGCCGTCTGTGTGATTGTAGCGAGAGAACCGATAATGAGGTAATAGAGCGAAGTTATATGGTCTACGGTTTCCCTGTCAGGCTCCTTGTAGTTGATGAAGAATGCTCCTTTCGGTGTGAAATTATATGCCGACATTCCTACACCTCCTTCTTTACTGCCAATGCGCAACTGATACAGAAGAGCATCAGGAGCGAAAGGAAAATATGTTCAACCATGAAGCAGATGAACCCGTAACCTGCGATAATTGCTGCGATGATAAGCAGGATCATCACTATTGTATGTTTGTATTTCTTCATATTACTTTGATTTAATGTTTCCGTATGCAGCTACATAGCTATCAAGTTGCTGTGTTGTATGAACTAACTTCTGGTTGTAACTATCTCGCTCTGCTCTAGCCTTAGAGATAAAGATAAAGCTAACGATAAATGATATTACTACCGTTACCACGATGAACAACCAAGGCAGCTTGTGTACCGCCTTATTGATTGCTCTTCCTATATTTCTCAGGATAACCCAAGAATAAACACCTATGAACACTACCGCCTGTTTGGTGGTAGCGTTCTCAATACGTTCTTTCTGCGTCATTTTGAAATATTTTTTGTTAATGATTATATGTGACAATCATACATCGTTAGAAGAGTGTCAGGAGGAAGTGATGCAAGAAGTCGTTTCACTTCTTCGTTCCATGCATCTTTGTCTTTTTCGTCTGATACTACTGCAAACCAACCCATTTTTCCACGCTCATACCATTTCCCATCCTTAACAACAGCGAATACTGATATTTCTTCTACATTGGATATATCCTTAATGCGAGCTTGGTCGCAACGACCTTCTGCCTTTAATTTTTTGAAATAGTTAATGCCTTCTCTTGAATAGAATGTAGGAGCAAATTCTGGATAGAATAATGGAGCATCCATTGATATATCCTTTAATTGAAGTCTTCCAGCATATCTGCCTCCCATTTGATACCAATCCCATTTGGCATCATTATTATAGGTGCGCCAAACGCTGCCGTCCTCATGTATCTCAATATCCTCGCTTCCTTCATCTATATCCATACGATAATATTTCACGGCATCCTCATACATCTGTTCGTCCGTCCAGTTAAGATGCTTTGGAAATTCGTTCTCGATATAATCTGCATGTTCCTTGCAACAATTGGCAAGATATGCATCTTTATCTTGTAGGAACACATCATAGTAATTCTTTTTGTATTCCTCAATCTCCTTACGTTTCTCGCTAATAAGCTGCTCTTTTGTCATATATAAATGCATAGGCAGCTCTAGATTTTCATCATACTTGGTGAGTTGTTTCTCTGGCTCATCGCCAATTACCAATGTTAAAAAATGACTCATATTTATCTATATATTAATTCGTTTTCAATTCTAAAATTTACTTGGTTCGGTTGCACCAGTTATCGGTAGATTTCCAATAACCGGCCATCCATATTTCTTTCTTTGTCGCATCAGGATGTTCACTTAGCCATTCCTCTGCCATTTTACTTACGTCTGCCATTTTTGCCTCGTTTTGATTCTTTTTCAAGTTTTTGTTTTAGCTTTTCAAGAGGGGATTCTTTCGGATCCACACCATTTAAGCGACAATGTTCTTCGTAGGATATTGCATTCTTTTTTGATTCCTCATATTCTTTTTTCTGTTTCTCAGCTAACTTCTGAGAATCAATTTCAGCTCTCTTTTCATAAAGCTTACACATGTATTTTTCGAGAGCAATAAAAAGTTTTTGAGGATTTACCGTCTTTCCTACATAGATTTCTCCATACTCGCCCATAGAAAACTCGTAGAAGAATCTAGTAAGCTCACTAGGCGTAAGGTGATAGTATTCTTGTCTGATACGCTGTGCCATAGCCTTGAACTGGTAAGGAGTAGTCGAATCAATAGCTCCAATAACCATAAACAAGTCGATGAGCATTATCTTAATCCAGAACTCGCTTGCGCCATCTTTGAAGTACTTATCAATCTCAACAAACGACATACCGCCTCTAGCTACAGAATCATATACAGATGTAATTGCATCTGTCCGATTTTGCAGAGTAGGATATTTATCCAAGAATAGCGCATATTGTTTGCCATATTTTGCTACCGCTTGGCTACATTCAGTCGGCAAGGATTGAACTAATTTTGTTGAAAGTTCGTTGCTGTTGTTCATAACTATTCACACCATTATTTTTAGGAGCAAACAACCCTGTGTAGTTGTTGCCCATGGAATACTCAACGATAACCTTTGCATATTCGGGATTTCCGCTTGATAACTGTAGAAGTTTCTTTTTAAGAGCTTCTAACCCACGTGGTTTGTAAGTCTGACGTTTTTCTTTCTTGTATGCAAGCCACATTTCAAGAGCTTCTTTGCAAGGATAATATTCTTCTTGTTTTTGCTCTGTAGCAATCTCGAAATCAGACAAATTGTTTCCTAACGAGAACGCTGCACCCATGCAAAAGATTTTCTGCTTTTCCAAGTCATTCGGGAATAGCTCGCCTGACTTCTGACGTATATTAGTTGGTAACATCATAAGCTATTGTATGTAATTTTGTTGTCTTTCTATATCATGCTGAATATGCAGTAGTGCGATATATTCATCAGAATCAGGAAAATCAAATCCAGCTTCTTCTTTTGCCCATACTTTGAAATCAGAAATTGATTTGCTCATTTCGTCTTTCGTAAGGTCAGCAGAAGAACGAAGATACTTATAGCATTCTCCTGTTAATTTATCAATCCCTTCTCTAAGGAATATATCTTTGTTCACTACCAGCTTATAGTAATGCGTCTTAACTTCGTCTAGAGTGTAGCCGTATTGGAGACCGAATGCAGATAGGAGCAAATGAAGATAGGCATTCTGCTTCAAAGAACGTCCACGTTTTTCTTTCAGCTCTACCATCGCGCCTTTGTTCTCCAACTCGGCTACTTTTTTCCTAAACGTTTCAAGTTCAAACACATTTTTCAGGTTGAACCACATAAGCGTTGAATGCTCGTTTGATTAATTTTGCGCTAGAAGGGAAGGTCATCAGAGTTCCCTCGTTGCTGTGCTTGCTGCTGTGCTGACTGCTGTTCAGGTGGAAACAGATTTTGCTGATTCGTCGGGTTTGCCACGCCAGCAGCATTAGCAGAACTTGCCATAGCTTGTTGTGACACCTTAGTAACATTCCAGGCACGGATGCTGTTGAACCAACGGCCCTGATACTCGTGAGCATCAATATCGAAAGAAACTAGGATTTCCTCACCACTATGAATGTTGAACTGAGCCAGACGGTCTGCTCCGAAAACATCAAAGGCCATCTTCTTAGGATATTGCTCTTGTGTTTCTATCACATAAGTCTGAGACTTCCACTCACCTCTTGCAGAAACGCCGCTTCTTTCAGGTAAAACGGCAATAACTTTTCCTTGAATTTCCATTATTTTTTATTTAAAGAATTTTGTAAAACCAAATCGGCCAGCTCGTCAAAATAAGCTGCATCCTTGATAGCGGAGTCCTGTTCGCCCGTAACCTTTGATGCTATTGAGCCTTTCTGCATAATCAAGCTATAAAGATAGCCGTCGATGGTATTTGCCCCCATGAGAATCCACGATGTAACCGCATTCTTCTGACCGTTACGATAGGCACGGCATTCACACTGCGACAAGTCTGCCATCGTCCACGGGAGTTCGACGAACACCACGTTGGAAGAAGCCGTAAGCGTAAGACCTACGCCGGCTGCCTTGATGGAGCAGATGATGATTCTCTTTTTCCTAGCCTGAAAAGAATCAATAGCCCATTGTTTCTGCTGCTGACTATCAGAGCCGGTTACGGTGCAAACCTCATCCGGGAACTCTTTCTTGATTGCACTAACGACATCACGATGCTCGGCGAACACGATTATCTGCTCTTCGGTATCATGAAGAAACTCTATCGTCGCCTTCATCTTCCCTCGCCCGGATATCGAGCGAAGGTTCATAAATCTGACAAGAGCCTTCATTCTCAGCTTTTTCCTAGCCTCTTCCTCGGAGCAGCTCTTGTATTCGAGAAGAAACGTGAGCAGGTCTTTCTGACAGGTATCGTACTCTTCCTGCGTTTCAGTGTCGAGGGCGACACTGATGGTCGTTCTGGTCAGATCCGGCAAATCCTTAAGAACATCTTTCTTTTCTCTGCGGAAGTAGCACGTTTCGTGTATCTTCCGGTTAAGCTCTTCAAGATTCTCGTTCTCACCGTACCTGTTACAAAACTCGCCAAACCCTCCGAACTCGTCGTTCAGACGACCGAGGATAGCAAGCTGGCAGGCCAGGTCCGTTGCGTGATTGACAACGGGCGTACCTGTAAGCTCATAGATATACTCCTTACCCTGGCACAATCCCATGATAATTTTAGACTGCCTTGTAGACGGATCCTTGACTCTTGCGGACTCGTCGATAATCACAGACTTGATAATCTTCAGTTCATCACGGAACAGGAAGTTTTTCAGCCGTAACGGTTTCGGACCAAGGCTTACGACGAAGTATTTTGCAAGAGACTCGTAATTGCATATCACTACATCATACAGGTTCATCTTAGTAAGATGATATCCATATGTCGCATTGACGGAATCGGTAAGAATGAGAGGCCGGAGGTTCGTAAACTTCTTTATCTCTCGTTCCCAATTAACCTTAAGTGCAGCAGGGCAAACAACAAGGCAGGGAGTTGCCTTTGCACGTTCAATGGCGACGATAGACTGAACCGTCTTACCGGTTCCCATGTCATCGCCATTGATACAGCGTTTCATGGCAAGCTCCATGCGCACACCTTCTTCTTGAAAATCGTATAATTTCGGTTTATCTGACATAATAATAAATTATAATAAACACCACATGCGGAAAGCCCATTCAAGAGCCTTCTCCCTACCACGCAGGTATAGCTCATCACCACGCTCAATCTTCTTATAGAATACTTTCTTCTTGGTCTTGGAGACCGCAAAGATAAAGTCCTGATTTCCGTATCTTGAGTCGATGCTGTGCGTAAGGTCCATATACCATGCACGGCTTCTATCCCAATCGACGAAATCGATCTGAGCCTCAAATTGCTCCTGTGACGTAGCTGCGGTGGTCTTCAAATCACCGCCGAACTCGCCGAGCCACCAGTCGAACTTGCAGCGTACCGGAAGTTCGAACTCGAAGCCCTGGTATTCCATCTTCATATGCGGATTGACGAATGTTTTCTGACCGACCGCATTCTTCAGGACGAAATCAAGGAACCTATCCTTCGTTGCCTGTTTCTTCAGAACAGCAAGCCGGTCTAGCCCCCATTTCCAATCCTTCTCCGTATATTTCTCGTCATCGACCGTCATGGCGTAATGATTGCACTTTTCCGGTTCTGTAACGAGAGCGTCAACGAGAGTTCCGAGATGGAAAGCCTTTCTCTTATCCTCTTCCTTTACGAAGTTGAGCTGCGGGTTCAGGGCAAATTTCAACGCAGTGAGGTCCGAATTGGAGACCTCACCACGAGAATAATAAGGGTCAAACGGTTGTTCCGCCATATTACTTAGCCGTTACCTCATCCTCATATTTAATATAAGGAGAAACGATATACTCTTCTTCGCTGTTTGCGTGTTTCTCGCAAGCCTTGCGCATGAATTCCAACTTAGAAGCAAGTCTGTCAGGAGCCATCTTGGAGCCTTCAATCGTCCACCACTGCTGTATGATGTCGAGCCAGGCATTCTTGTCGGTAACAACAAGGCGTTTTGTTACCTTGATTTTCTGCTTACCGGTTTCTCCAACGGAAGTCTGAGCGAAGAGTGACTGGGCCTGTGCGGTAGCGTGCTGGGCTGCATTTTCTGCATCACGCTTCTCCTGCTCAGCCGCAAGCTTTCTCTGCTGCTCTTCCTTAGCAGCCTCATCAGCCTTACGGATAGCCTCTTCCTTAGCCTTACGTTCAGCCTCAGCAGCGGCAGCTTCTGCTTCCTTACGTTTGCACTCTTCCTCAGCAGCCTTCAGCTCGGCTTCCTTTGCCTTGCGTTCAGCCTCGGCAGCTTTCCGCTCTGCCTCCTTGCGCTTGCGCTCCTCCTCGTCCTTGATACGCTGAATCTCCTCCTGCTTCTTGCGCTCTTCCTCAGCAGCCTTACGTGCTTCCTCCTCTTTGCGCTTACGCTCATCTTCAGCCTTGCGAGCTTCTTCTTCCTTACGTTTGCGTTCCTCTTCTGCCTTCTTGATTTCAAGAAGTTCAGCAATCTTAGAATCAAACTTCATAAGAAGCTCATCACGTGTAGCATTTACGGTCTGCTTATAAGATGCAAGCAACGATGCGGAAATCTCCTTGTATGCGCCGTTCATAATATCCTTTGCATCATTTTCCTCAATTTCGGAAGAGTATGAAGGCTTGTTATTAACGAACAGATGTCCGAGGTCAAGAACATCAGAACACTCTGCAATACGTTTCTTAACTTCATCCTTGTTGTCAAGGGTGAGAAGAGAGAACGTGTTATTAAGTGAGTTGATAGCAGCAGAAGAATGCTCTGTGAGGAGATTGTTCAAGATATCAATCGTATCAGTCTTCAGCTTAATCTTGGCCTCCTTGATGCGCTCCTGGCGCAGGCGTTCCTGCTCAGCCTTACGCTGCTGTTCAAGCTTGTATGCCGCATACTCGTTGCGCTTCTCCTGAATCTTATAGACAACAGAATCGGTGTTCTTGATAGAGATAAGGTTCTCCATCATAGTAAAACCCTTACGGACAATATCGAACACTTGGGTAACACCCTTACGTTTCTCCGTCATTGCTTTCTCTGTCAGTTTAGCTTTCTTGATAAACTCAGCGGCTCTCTCGTCAAGAGCATCGTTCATTCCGGAAACGCCAATATCAAACAACAGAGACTCACCTGCATTCACACATGCCTCATAAGATTTCCTGTTGGCTTGCACCGCATTTTCCGTATCAGATTTTAGCGTTGCAATCTGTCTTGTAATATTGTTGGCTTGTTGTTGTACCAACTGCAATTCTGTATTTTCTGCCATATATAACAATTTTAAAATGGTGAATCACTATCAACCTTTACCTTTACACCTTTATCTTCTTTATCTTCCGGTGCGGCATCACCAGTACCAAAGGCTTCCTGAGTCGGTTTCTGCTGAGTCTGCATGTCGATATCGGCCTGCAAAAGAGCGCCCAGACCAACCTTCAGTTTAGGATAGCCCTTGAACGCATGCTTGCATGTCTTCGAGATAAGGAAGCCTGTGTCGATATCTCTGAAATACGTTCTACCATCGTTCCCGACATAGTTTCCGCCGTAAAGAGCGTTGGCTTTGTGGTCTTTACCTCCGAACTTCTCCGAATACGTACGGAGACGGTCGATACCTTCGCGGTCAAGAACGAAGTAATCGTAGGCATTGTTCGGAAGAATAATCTTCACGTAACAAGCAACGATGTATGAATTTTCAGGTCGAGGATAAGTCTTTGCGTAATCAACGTACTTATGACCGTCTCGCTCACCGAAACGAAAATCGTCACAATTGTAAACTACTACAGGATTGTCACAACGAACAATCTGACCGGCTCGCTGGCGAAGGAGGATTTCTCCATATCCTGTATAGGTGATCTTGGCCGTATAATTCGTTTGCCGGGTATTCTTGTCGTAGTTGCTGTAGCCCATGAGGTAGCAGAGTGTCGTAGTTCCCTTTTCGAGAGACAAGCCGTTAATTGCCAGGTTCATGAAGGCATCGTGAATATTCAATGATGGAGCCTTTTCAAGATAGCCCTTGAACGAGCCATTGAGAAGTTCTTCGTTGAAGAATGCCTTCTGCTCTTCGAAGAATACTTCTCCGCCCTCTCCGAACTTCTGATTGTACACCTCGATGAATCTGTCTCTTGCCAAATCGCAAATCTGATTATGAGGCGTTTTGTTTAACTGCTCTATATCCATTTGTATAGAATTAAAAATTAATGTACCCTATCTAAATACCTGAAGTAAGTTTCCACCGTCACGCTTTCGCCCTTTTCATTAAGGCGTTCATAATGAAGTGGAACCTTACCGAGTTTTCTACCCTCACCTTCAATGTAGTTGAGGTAAGCCGCCTTTCTGGCCAGCTGTACCGACTTGCTTCGTGGAAGTTCCATGATGCACGCATGCACCTTACGCAAGTCAAGTACAGCAAAGGCCATCTTAGCGGGCATTTTTGCTATTCTGTTATCCATTTCTGTCATTACACTTCCATAATAGGAATCTCAGGACAGAGCTTACGAATCTTGTCAAGCTCCGTATTGATGATCTTGTCGCGGGATTCTTCGATGATACATTCTGCATCAGCAGAGATAAGCGTCAGTAATGCCATGTTGCCTTCGACGTGAGCGATAGTCTCGATTGAAAGCTTCTCAGGCTCTGCGCCCTTGAAAATAGGAATATTGATAGTGAACGATGGAGGAAGATTAGAGTCTACAGCCTTCTCATAGTTGTCAGTCACGGAACCATTGTCGCTGTATTCCTTCTTGATTGTTGTCTGAACCTTCGCCGAGAAGCTCTTGAGGAGATTGACGAGTTCCATGTTCTTCTCCTTCGTCTCGAAGAAAGAACGGTTGAGTCGGAAGAAGTCACCAAGCTGTACCGGTTTCCACAACTGACCGTCATTGATATGAAATCCCGCAAACTGACGAGACAGCTGAATAGAGCCGATGATTGTCTGTGTAGTGCGCTCATCATTCTCGTTTGTAACAAGAGTAACAACGAGCTTCTCTCGATTAACCAGGATATGCGTATGCTCTTTGTCAATCTGCTCTGTACCCCAACGCTTCTCAAGGAAAGCATAGATACAGGTAATAACACCGTCTACCTGAAGATTAAGAGGCTCCTTTGCAGGAAGCTTATAAGGGTTCTCGTTACCTACCTCACGGAGAACAATCTCCGCATGATCCTGTCCAGGAGCGAGGTCTATCTGCAATTTTTCATTGTTCATTTTACAAAATATTTTAGAATTTAGAAACTATGTGAAAGCAGACTACATAGCCTGCTGATCACGGTTAATTGAGTATACATTGCTAGGGAGTTCGTCACGTGTTGCCGGACGGGAAGAAACAAGATTTCCCTCCTTGTCATAGAAGGCTGTCATCTTAGAATCACGGTCTACGAACTTGTAAACCTTCTCGTTAACCATACTGCCCTTCTGCTTGATTTCCTTAAGGAGAGAAGAAATCTCTTCCTTGATAGGCTTCAGCTCTGCCTTTTTCTGCTCACGGAAATCCTTGATTTCCTCCTCGATGTCAGATGCACGTGCAGACTGAAGAGCGAACAGATCCTTCTTCTTCATCAGCTCATCAGAGTTGAATCGCTTGATAAACTCCATCTTCTCAACGGAGTCAGCGTTGTTGGCTAGGTACTCCTCACGCTCATCCAAATCATCGTACTCGTGACCGAGTGTTGCCGAAATGTTTGCTTTTTCTTTTGCCATTGTTATATGAATTAATGTGTTAATACTCGGCGCCAGCGTCCACGCTTAAATTTCTTGTCCGCGTGAATTCCGAACAATTCCGGTGTTGTTACGCCATTCATCATAGGAAGCACATTGCCCTTCTGCAAAATACTTTCGAAATGAGAAGAAGTGACAGGAGCGTGGCAGATGATGTTCTTCTTGACATCATACAGGTTGCCGTACTTTGATACTACGCCCATTACACGTCCTCCTCCATTATTTTCAACAACTCACGGAAACCTTCAGCGCCATGCACCTCTCCGTTTTTCACTTTTTTCTGGAGTTCGTCGAGTTTCTTCATCTTATCGAGGAAAGAGTTCTTCTTGTCCTCAAGCGAATTGAGGCGCTTGGTGATTGCCAGTTCCGGGTTATCACTGAGAATGATGTCCAATGCGATGCCGGCGAAAAGGTTCGTATTATTCTCCCTCTTGCCTTCATCATCAATCTCGTCGATATCACGAGTAAACTGGTTTTTGCCGTCGATAACCTTCTTGATTTCATTGAACTCAGAAAGATTCTTCGAGATGTCGAATGCTCTGTCAACAAGAGCCTGCTTGTCAATTACTACACTGACGATAATTTTGTCTTTGTCCATAATTTATAAAATATTTAGAATTAAACTACTAGTTTTCCTGGTCCCAACCAAAAAGATGTGCTACGAATGATACAGCAGCAAACATAACTACAGTGGTTAGTAAACTAATGAAAATTATACACATATCTTTTAGATTTTACACCTTATTATATAATAGCACAATCGGACGGTGGATAATCAACGATTTTCCACTCGTTCTTCTTTATCTTGATAGCCTTACGGAATATCACAACAGACTCGCCGTTATGACGTTTCCTATTGTGAGCGATAAGTCTTGCCACCACAGCCTTTGTTGTAATCGAGAACTCTCTGAGCTTTGAGGTATAGAGGCTCTTGACATCACATATCACAATCTTCTCGCCTTCCCGGTAAACGAAGTCGGCAGTATAGTTATGCCCGTAAAGCAGTGACCTTCTCTCATACTTGACCTTAGTTTTAAGCTGCTTTGGTTTCAGCATCCATACCGGGTTGATGGCCGTGATGGTTACCTGTCTGTGTATGCAGCTTATGCCAGGATCATCGAGGATGGTCTGCAAGTATAGATACTCCTCTCTTGAATCGTATTCGTTCCCGTCAGGAGCGTAATACTTCTTTGAACCTACGCGTCCCATGTCTTGCCGGCCTCCGCTCCGGGATTTTTGAAAAGCAGATTGATAGCATCAGAGCCATACCTCTGCAACATTTTGTTACCCCACTGAATAAGATATTCACCCTTTCTGGCTTCAAGTCTACCATCCGTATATTTCGGTTTAATGCGAACAGTAATGTCCTTTCCGTTCTGTTCTACGTTTTCAACGCATTCCAGATTCCGAAGAGCATTAATGTTTTCCTTACTGATTCTTATTATGTTTTTAACTTTCATCTATAGTAAAACCTCTCCGTTTAGCCATCCACGCAAGGCAGGAGAGGTGATTGCACGTGGTTATTCGTGATGGGGAAGAGGCCAACGTTAAAGGGAGGAGGGAGAATTGACTCCCTCACTCCCAAAGATAATCAAAAACTGTAAATTTATGGCACTCACACAATTAAGTGAGCCACATGCAGGACTCGAACCTACGACCAACCACCATGTTAGGCTGCTCTGACCAACTGAGCTAATGTGGCTTGTACCTCCTACTTTCACAAGCAAGAGGATATTAATACTCAAATTAAAATATAAATGACTTATAAGAAAGAGCCGACCTCTGTCAGCTAAAGCAAAAACATATAGAAATACCTACTTGGGAAGCCCAGGGGAGACTCCAACTCCCAACCTCGCGGAAAGTACCACGGCTCTATGCAGTTGAGCTACTGGGCGACACATAAGTTAACCAATCAAAATTCTTGAAAAATGAAAGAAAATTGTGACGAGAGGATGGATTCGCACCATCGACCTCCAAGGACACTTCCCCTGGCGCTCTACTACTGAGCTACTCTCCCCAGAATAAAAAAAATAATTCCTTCTAAAAGAGATAGACGTACCCTATCTTCCCAGACCAGATACGCAAGAAACAATCTTTTCACATATAAACAATTTAGAGCTTTAAAAATAAACATTTGTGGCAGGTACAGAACTCGAATCTGTGACCTCTAGGTCATGAGCCTAGCGAGCTACCAACTGCTCCAACCTGCGATGTGTGCAGCCTATCTTCACAGACGAGCTGCATTTTTAATTGAATAAATTAGAATACAATGAATTATATGTTGGAGGAGACGGAGGACTCGAACCCCCATCTCACGACGATAAGAACGGTATCATCTAGTTGTCGCTGTGCTTCCAATTACACCAGTCTCCTCTGAGTTGTTATATGAATGATGAAGATAAATCATCTTTTTGGATTTTTCAGAACTTTTCCATGTTCACCAGACTGCAACGTTTTGGGCAGTGCTTGCACCGACAATTCTTCGTTCCGGTGTAGTCCGTCTGCTTACTTGATGCAGATTAGCTGGATTTTCGTATGTCGTGCGTCCTTTCGCCAGGTCACGGCATCCATTGATGCTCTCCAGTTACTTCTTTTACACGCATACTATTTCTGTGCATCAACATGTCAAAGAACTATCTTCCATGTCCGCTCAATGAAACTCTCATCTGACGCAAGATTGTCGCTGCCCGAACGACCTACTTTATAAGGTATAAGGACTTACCTTTGCGCCGTCAGAGAGGAATTCAACTACTAAACGGAACTAAAAAAAAGAGTGTGACTGAGGAGGGACTCGGACCCTTCGACCCTCGGTTTAGGAAACCGATGCTCTATCCAACTGAGCTACTCAGTCTGATTTGGGGCGAAAGAAGCTAAACGAACAGACAGACATCGCCCCAAAGTGTCTACCGCTGTAGACGTAAACAAAATAACTAACAACATGCTCTCACGAGCAAATGAAACAAACCTATAACTTTAACCATACCAATTTTCAACACACTTTATGCTCTTCAATGAGCTCATCTATATCGGACTTTTTAAAGAATGCGGTATTGCCTATCATATAATGATGGATCTGACCGCTCTTTCTTAGGTCGTGTATATAACCAGTGCTCATGCCGATATACTCGGCGAACTCTTTTGTAGAGAGCCAAATCTTTTCGACAGGCTCTACTGATACTTTCTTGCGAGGCATAGGCTTTATCTTTTAACCAATTCCTGTTCTATAGTAGGTATAACACCTCGACTCTTCAGCTCATCATACAGAAACAGCCTACCTTTCTGAGTCCACTTTGTATGCATCACAGACCCTGATGTCCCATTCGAATGAACGATAGGAACTGTTTCGGAATGAACATATCCGCAAGGTAGATATTTCGCATACAAGATCCACTGACCACCGACCTTGTGCTGAATACCATAGTTTCTGAGCATTATATTGAATGCCTTTGCTGACTTTCCGTAGTCCTGAGCTATCTGAGTAGTTGTTACAGTTTCCTTACTTGCCAATATCATATCAACGTAGTTGACTTTTGGTTTCATATCAGAAATTGTACTACTTAGCTCAACAATTTCCTTATCCTTTGCATAATTCTCGGTTTCTAGTGCTTTTATGCGCTCCTCTCTCCTTTTAAGAGTGGCTTTAGCGACAATAAGAGCTCTAGCCATCAAGTCTTCCTCGGACTCTTCGTCAGCCATGGTCATATACCCTCCATCTTGACGAATACTAGGAAGAACTTCACTCGTTACCCATCTTTTAAAGTCCTTTGCTTGTGGTAACTTGCTACCAAAAATCAAGGCATAAAGACCAGACTCGCTTATGAAGTTCGTATTCTGCTTTCTTCCTTGGGAATCTATGACCTCACGTTTCGTTAGGTCATCGTCATCAACGTGATCACCTACAGCTTTCCAGGGATTTGAAAATCCAAGTGCCTTACACACATCACTTGCACAAAACAGAGGTTCTTTCTCCGTCCCCTCGATTCTAATAGTCCCAAACATCGGACTAATCTTCTTTAAGTGAATATCGTTCATATTTTACATATTTAAGTTTACTACTCAACCGGAACAGCGGTAATAATCGCCGTATGGTTCTTGTAATCTGCCGAGGTTGAGTACTTAAGCACTCCTTTAGGCAAATCTTCGTATTGAGCAAGCTGATAGGCGTATGTTACTGCCGACCGAACTGCTTTTGCGGACTCAAGCAGAAAGATTTCAAATTTTCCTGGTTTGATGCCCAATATGTCCTGTTTTGTTATTCTTGCAACTTTTTTCATCTTTGTTACTTAAATAATTCATTAAAAATTTGGAGGAATGCGAAAAAAGTCGTATATTTGCAGTGTCAATGTAAAGTACGTACTTTCGGTCGCACAAGCCTCCGTTTGTAACGGCTTTGTTGGTTACTCGACCGTCAACGAGTGCAAAGGTACAAAAACTTCGGTAAAGTACCTAATGTTTCGGTAAAATACTTCGGTATATTACCGAATTTTAACGTTTCGAGTCGATTTAGTTGCGTATATAAAACTAAGAAGCATTATGGGAACATTAAATTCGGTACAAGAAAGGTTAGATTACCTCATCAAGATTAAGAAGATGAGCGAGAATGCCTTCATGAAGGCTACAGGAACAAACAACATCGGCAAGATGAGAAGCGGGAAGCTGTCAATATCCGAGGGAACGATTAGTAAAATATGCAATTCTCTTGGGGTTAGCTATAGCTGGCTAAAGTATGGAAGCGGTAGTATGAATGGAAATATGGTAATTCAGCTAGGCGAAACGCATCAGAAGATAGAAGAGTCCATCAACGAGGCGTTTAAGCACGGCATACCGATGGCGCAGCTGATAAATGCCGGGAACGTTGGTGACAATAGCCAAAACTTAACTACGGGAACGGAACGGGCCAAGGAGCGTGAAGAGGAGTCGTTCAAAGACAAGAATGCCCAGCTCATTCAGATCATCAATGCACAGAACGAGACTATCAAGTCTAAGGACAGCGAGATTCGTCTTCTCAGGAAGATTCTTGCAGATAACGGAATCGAGGTATAACATTATTATATATAAGGATTATGAAGAAGGTATTATTAGCAGCAATGATACTTCTTGCAGGAGCATCATTCACATCATGCAGCAGTAGCGATGACTCTTCTATCAACGACCAGAAGATTCAGAACGATCGAGAAAACTATCTCATCGGCAAATGGAAAGTTATCGGTGGTGGTTCTGGCGGTGGAGTTTATGATCCAAAAATCAGGATAGAGGGAGATTGCTATCTGGAGCTTATGAGTAGCGAGAGAACGAAGTGTACTGGCGAAGCAACTGCTTATGTATACTATGACGGAGAAGAACCTTTTATGACGAAAGACGTAAAAGAAGACTTGTCGTTTATAAAATGGAGTTTGCAATACTACGAAGCAACTGGTTTTACATTATACACATATAAATCGGAGTCAAGCATGCCAAGAACCCATGACATAGACTTTGAAAGTGATGGTACAATAAAACTTTGGTTTCACACAACTTACAATAGCTATTACACTCTCAAGAAAGTTAAATAGAATAGAATTTGTGAGTAATATGTGAGTGCAGTGTTATTCGATAACCCTAAGTATCAGAGCGTTAGCGTTTTATCAAAACACGAGAGAGGCTTCCCAAGCCTGTGAGGCGGGTTCGACTCCCGTATCTCGCTCAAGTATTGATAATCAGCCACTTACATCGTTTTTTACTATAAAAACATAATCAAAAACCATCATTTTCACCCACAAAATAGGTACAAAATCGTGCATAATGTACGCCAATGTGAGTAGTTTTGCGAGTAATATGTGAGTAAAATTGAGTTGTGAGTAAAATCTGTGAGTAAGTATGAATAGCATCAAGACGTACGTTGAAGGAAAGTCCCTAAAGGTTTTCTTCATCATCAGTTATCAGGGAAAGAGATTCCAGGTCTATACCGGCATCACGAGTACCGTCAAGTTCAGCGGGATGGTATTCCCGAAGAGTGTTCCGAACGCAAGAGCCAAGACGGCCATGCTAGCAAGGCTATTTGCGTCCGTGGAAGAATATGTCTATATGAATGGAGATCTTCCGGCAGCAAGGATGAAGGACGAAATCAAAGCCATCATCAACGGAAGGGCTGCATCGGTAGAGAAGAATATCCTCTACTACATCGATGAGTTCATTAAGACCAAGGCCAAGGACAGCACAAAGGAGATATTCCTCAGAACAAGGAAGAGGATTGAATCCTTCGATGAGCATGCGGATTTCGACAACATCGACAGGGACTGGCTTGAAAGATTCCAGGCACACGAGCTCCTGAAGGGTCGTATGAGCGGTGGAATAGCCATCGACCTCAGAAACATACGAACGGTGTTCAACTGGGCCATAGACAACGAGATTACCACCAAATATCCTTTCCGTAAGTTTTCCATCAAGACGGAGCGTCAGCAGTACCTGTATCTGAGTGCCGATGAGATGAGGGAGTATCGTGACTTTCCGGTAGAGCCTTTCATGGAAAAGTACCGTGACTTGTTTATGCTCGGGTTCTATCTGATAGGCATCAACCTCTCCGACCTGCTCGAACTTCCTGCCGACAGCATCAAGAAAGGGCGCATTCAATACAAGCGCAACAAGACCGGCAGACTCTACGACATCAAGGTTGAGCCGGAAGCGATGGAAATCATCAAGAAGTATAAGGGAAAAAAGCATCTTCTGTGTATCCTGGATGACGGAACGAAGGAATCAAGCTTCCGAAGAACGCTAGGAGATTACCTGAAGAGAATCGGACCAACAGAAATGAAGAAAAACAAGCGTGGCGCCTTGATCAAGAAAGAAATCAAACCGCTCCACAAGGACATAGTATGGTATACGGCCAGAAGAAGCTGGGCTACCATAGCTGCGAGCATCGATATTCCGAAGGAAGTTATCGGCAAGGCTCTGGGCCATAGTGAATGGGATTCATCCACCACCGACCTCTATATTCAGTTCGACAATAAGAAGATAGACGAGGCGAACCGAAAAGTCATCGACTATCTGAACGGTTAACAAAGAAAATCCCCACGTCATTTGCCGATGGCGTGGGGAAAGTTGTTTTGTGACAAGTATCTATTTATCGAGTTCGTTCAAATCCTTGGTAAGCTCAGAGATTTTATTGGAAATCTCATCACACCTCTTATCGGAATGATTCATCGCATCGATAAGTTGTCTCAATGTTATCCTGTGCTTGCAGTAATTAACCTTTGCGTGTTCGCATGTCCATCTCTCCCTCCACAACATTTCCAGTAAGACGTAGAATCGGATAATTCTACTCTTCTTGACGATCTGATGGTTTGCAGTATCCGACTCTTTCTCAGCCTTCTTCAGATTTTCCTTTGTCTCTATCAGCTCTATTTTCAGCTTCTCGTTACAGCGGAGGGTGTAGCAGACTTCAGTAATAAGGGAAGTCATTATAAACAAAAGAACAAACCCTCCCAAGGTTCCTATGAATACCTCCGCTACAGTGAGGCAGCACCCGAAGGCAATGCACACGACGAAGATGTCGATGCGGTCGAAAATCATTTTTAATCTTTCTTTCATACGCTACAAATCGTTTTTATAATTATTGGTTACAATCCAGGAGCTCATTACAATATTGAATATAAGCAAGATAATAATGATGGCCCAGTACTGCCCGTCGGTAAGTTCAATTGTGAGATAGTCAAAATCCTCGAAGTTCTTTCTGTGCCATTCCTTTTCTACAATCGGACCGATATACTCGGCGTACTTTTCGAGATTTACAGGATTGCTCATAAACCAGTCTCTACTCTTTACGCCTACGACCGGGCTATCACACCATGAAAATGCGTTGCACCACTTAACATTCTTGTTTTTGTCAATACCAACGCACACGACAAGTTCATTCTTATTGCCGCCCTGCCAGTATGAGCGCTGCTTTTCAACGATTTCTTCCGGCTTGTTCGTAAAGAACAGGACGAACACCCTAAACTGCTTCCGCTCGCCATAGTATCCGTTCAGCCATCTCATCGCCTTCTCCTGGTTCTTCGGAATCTTCAGTCCAAGCACAGGGTTCTGGTCATAAAGAACGATATCCGGATACTCGAACAGTCCAAGCTTTCGCGCCTGCTGATTATCTATATCCTCAAACTTGAAAATAGAACGTGAGGCTTTCACTTTATTCTTATAATCGTGCTCAGAAGATAATGTGTACGAGTTTTCAATGGAACCATCCCACGCCCATTCCTGAGCATCACCATCCTTAGTGTAGTAATCCCTGTGCATATCAATAAACACGCTTTGGGTTCCGAGAATCTTTCTAACTACATTAAACTCGTTGTCGGTCATAAAGTATTCTTCCTTGTTCCTAGCATCAAAATAAGTCCAACGTTCAGGGTGATTGTCAACATACGAGCAATCATACGTTTCCGTACGTTGATGCTTTCCGCTTCCAACGGTCCTTGTACACGTGCGGTGTATGTACTCATTCCAGGCATCGTAATGACGGATTCTTGTAACGTAGCTTCCGAGATACTCCGTGTCAGCAGCATTTGACTGCTTGAACACGAACTCCATGAGGATGCCTATGAGGATGGAAGGAACAATGAGTACTGCGTATTCCCACCAGGTGGTCTGCTTCCTGAAGAAAATCAACAGGAAAGCAGCAACCACGAATGGGATTAGAAATATGAATATTTCCATAAGCTGTTATTTTTTGAACAGGTCTACGTCGTTATCCTCTCCAAGCTGCATGATCATCTTTGTCTTGGATGAGGAGATAACCTTGTATTCGATAGGTTTTGTATCGGAGATGAACCACTTCGCCGGATATGTCTTCACGAGCGTCTCGTGCTCACGGATGATATCGAGCATTCTCTCCTGTGATGTCTGAAACTCGGAGCGCTGAATTTCTATGGACTGCATGAGGTCCTTGTATAGCGAAACGTCGAAGTTAGGATTACTTTCCTTGATCCACTTCATAAGAGAGCCGTCTCCCTTTGAGTATCTGCCCTCGATAAGTTTCGGATAGATGGACTCGAATGCGGACTTGTACTCATCCGTAACCTGTGCCTTCTGCTGAAGAACCTTCCACATCTTGTCGTGAACACCCTCAATCTTGCCACGCTGAGCCTCTGACTGCTGGCGAAGTGAGATTTCCTGGTTGTTGTAATGGAAATAACAACCGATAACTGAACCTGCGGCGAGTACTACTATTGCGAGTACTGATGCCAAAATAATGTTTTTTACACTCATAATGTTTAAAAATTAAAAAAAATATACTTAGTCTTTTATTTTAAAAATATCAATCAACACAAAAGCACCTAGGAAGAAGAACCAGATGCTCTTCTCTCCGTATGCCCTACTGACGTCAAATCTTACAGTCGGTACTAGGTAATAAGAACCTTTCAGAATATCGCAACTGAAGGCTATCATTCTCTTTTCGGTTCTGATTTCCAGACGGTCAGTACTCTTGTTTAGTCTTATTTTCATGTACTTAATCTTTTTGGTTTGACAACTTGTTGTTGAGCCTGATATAGAAGTCTTCCTCAGACTCTCCGTTTTCCTTGAAGTCGAGATTGTTTTCCTCAACGAAGTCAAGGATAGTCCAGACGCTCTTTCTACCGAGATTCCTGACCTTCATCAAGTCCGACCGCCCGGTGAAGTTACGAACCAAGTCGCCTACGGTATATACGTCGAAGCCTTTGAGTGCATTCAGGATGCGGACAGAGAATCCGCAGCCCTTTAAATCCCTGGAAAGGATCAGCGGAGGAAGTACTGCGCTACTGACTGGCTTGTCACCTTTCGCGCGCCGGTATTCGTCGAAGCTTACCTGTAGCGACTTGATTACCTTCTTCAGGCGCTCAACCTCATACTGCAAGGTTCTGTTCGTTGAGAGCTCAGCAATGGCAATATCTTCGTTGTAGGTGAGTTTGTTGCAAGTCTTTTCTGCAATCTGCCTGATTCTCGTTGCAGACACGCCGTACTTGATTGACAGCTCGTCATAGGTCATTCCGTTAATTATGTCCTTCAGAAGACTGGACTCACGATAGGTAAGATTCGGTAATACACCAAGATGCGACATTGTATTGATTACACCGAACAGCATGCCTACGGCGTTTGCAGCCAGCTTGCCGTTTGCGGTAGCTCTGTCTCTCAGCTCTGTGAGCTCTACGCTGATTGCGCGCTTGCGATACTCGACTTCCTTGAGTTTCTCGTCAATCATCTTCTCGTTTGCTGCAATCATCTTGTATTTCTGAGCATATTTCTCGATATCCTCGCTGTTGACATAGAGGATGCCGTGTTCTCCTACGTAGCTTCCAAGGATGCCTTCCTTGATGTAGTTACTAATGGTCTGTCTTGATACTCCCAGTATCTCGGCAGCTTTGTTTCTTGTTATTCTTGCCATAGAACTAATGTTTAACGTTTTTCTTCATTTACATATACAACACCTCTATACCCATAAGAATAAATGGGATAGCCAAGCGAGCCGAACCTTATTTTTTATCAACTACAATATATATAATATACCATAGTAGTTCGTGCTCCTTGTAAAGCCAGCATAAGTCTTCTGATACCCACAGAGCTTTGTTCGTTATGGTCGGCTTTCTCATTTCTGATATGGGCACCCGTCGTGAGGTGACACGTTGCGGGATTTACACAACCATAATGTAACTTACCTGACAGAGCAGTTTTATATATCGGTCGATAACTCCGAAGAGGACTGCACGGATTAAACCTCGTATGTATTTGCTTGAAACTTTGAGATAGGGTAAAGAAAAAACCCTATCCGCCGTCTGGGTCACGCTCCAAACTTTGGATAGGGTATATCATTGTAGTTGAACTAATCAACTTCTAGATAAAACTTATTTAGTTGCTAGCGCGTGACTTCTAACAAGCACTGCAAAGATACGACGATTTTCTATTCCGTGCAATAGTTCTGTTTTCACCATAAACCGTACTTATTAAAGTAAAAAGTGAGGACAAATGATTTAAAGATAACGGTATAGCTAAAGGTTTCAAGCGAAGTAAAAACAGCTGATTGCAACATTCATTAAAGTATAGAATATTTACAATTAACGTAGTTTAAGAAAAAAGTGTGATTTTCGTTGTTTTTTGGGTGGTTATCTTAATAAAATAGCCGCCTATCTATTAAGTGATAAGCGGCTAGTTGTATGAGAACCTGCGATTACAGATGCCCTATATCCTCCTTGGATATCCAGGTCCCGTGACTTGGCTGTTTGTCAAGGGTACAACCGGTAAGGTCCTTCACCCCAAGCTCCTTGCACAGGTCCTCGTCATGAAAGTCAGCGTAGCACCACCACTTTGTCTCTTTGGTGGCGGTATCCTGCAATTCTAGCACGACATTAGGATAAAAATGATGTTCTGTACTTATGACTTTGTACATATTAGTTAAATTCGTTAATTGTTGTTGAATAAATATTGCTTTCTGAAATAAATCCACTATCTTTGCACATGTCTTCGGAAGACTAATCGAACCTTTATGGAATAGAAATGAAAATAAACTTCCGTTGACGGTCAATTCTTCGGAATTGTGGATTTAAACGCTCATGAAGAGCAAATTTCTACTATCGTAGATGTCAGACTGTAATGGTCTGTGGTAGCCCCGGCTTAGGTCGGGGCATTTTTTATTCTACTACTTCTGAAGAAATTGTTTTTTGAGCAAATTAAATATCATATCTTCCTCTGCTTCGTCGAGGTTATAACAGGCATGATGAAGAATGGTGGTTTTCTGATTATTTCGATGCAAATAGATGATATTCGCATTCTCGTGCCAAGTACGAGGCTTGTAGCATCGCTTCACCATCTCCGAGAACGATGTGTTCTCATTTCTTGCGAAGCTGGAATTCCAGGCGTTCAGGAGTGCAACGACCTGCTTCCAACTTAATTCGTTTAAGTTTATATTGCCATTCTCTTTTACAACTTTTTCAAGACAATTTTCCATTTTACTGACTTTACCGTGATGTCGAGGGCTAAAGGGTTGTTTTACATCAGATTTCCGTTGCTTTTATCGTGTAGACGAATTTTAAAAGACCATGAGGGTTGTATTGGATAAGTCTTACCGACACTGCGGTCTCATCAGCGAGGAAGGCAATAGCTTCTCCTGCAACGGTCTTCTGTATCTCAAGACTACCATCGGGGTTCAATATTTCTTTTGCCTTTTTCATGTCACTTGCGACAATCAGACCTGTTTCGCTAAGGATGCCTCTCTCAATAGCGTTCTTCAGTTCTTCGATACTGTTGTTGTTGAAATTTTCCTTTGCAACAACCCGGTTGAATTTGATATTAGTTGTTATCATAAGATTGCTTTGACCGTGATAGCGAGGGCTGAATGTAATTGCTTATTTTTGATTTTTCCAGATTTCGTAATCATCCCAAGACTCGAAACCCATATAGCCACCTACAACAGCGACTACTTTGCTCGCATAAGGCATTTCATCAATAGCCTTCTTTCTATTCTTGCGATTGTGCTCGATGCACTCATAAAAACCTTGTCTCATATTCTTTTCGCTTCACCGTGATGCGATAGGGCTTTGTTAATAATTGCAGGAGCCGAAGCTCCCTATTTTTGGCTAATCGGGGCCGTTTTAAAAAATCCCCTCCTACCCTCACGGGCAAGAGAGGACAATCATTTAAACAATCTAGCTATGAAAAACTAGAAATATCTTATTTCCCGCACTTAACAACTTCGAAAACACGATGTTCTCTGTCGGCGGAAAGTCTATTACCTTCTTCATCGCATATGTGGCCATCTTCGTTGACCCACATCTTCTGGTTGAACATCTCTTCGCACATTCCCAGAATCTTAAGATATTCCTGTGCCTCGAAGATGACGTTCTTGCCATCACGCTCTGCCTTCTTGAAGTTTTCGATAAGATCTGGATTCAGGTCAGGTGCAGTGATGTCGTACTCATCCATTTCATCGTGATAGTGGATGTTGAGAATCTCCAACTCTTCCACCATTGCGGAGTTCGTGCCAATCTCACCAGTCAGAGCCTTCATAACGGTCTCCTTTTCTAGCTTTTCGTACTTCTTCCGGCACTCATTGATGAGTTTATTCAACTCTTCTACTGTATAATCTTCTACCATATTCATTATTTTAATTGGTTAAACAATGGCAGGAGATGGCAGCTAACCACCTCCAGTTTTAGCTTAATCCTCATCTAGACCATTATCGAGGTCTTCTTCATAGACGCCGAACAATCTCAGTGTATTGCTGTCAATCTCGGTCTTACCGACAATGTAGCGCTGTGTCATCTGTATATTAGGCATACCGTTACTGGTATGTCCCATCATGACGGCAATCTGCTCAAGAGGCACTCCCTTCTTTGAGAGATTCGTTGCGAACGAGCGTCTGCCGGTATGGGATGATACGAACCGATACTTCTTTCCAGTCTCTTCCTTTCCTGCCTTGAACACCTTCGTGTTCGTATCTATTCCGCAGTCACGACAAATATCGCGGAGTGCTCTATTGAACGTCCTTTCACCTATCTCACCCGGAAGAGGCTCGTCACCAGTACCGCATACGAGGAACTTACGGAGTTTCTTGTGAAGTGGAACCCTTACCTCGGTCTTTGTCTTCTGAGTAACATAGACGAGGAAGTGTCCGGTATCATCTATGTTCTCTTCCGTCATTCTCTGGCAGTCGCTGTAACGTGCGCCACAGAGACATTCCATGATAAACATTCTCTGAACATATCTTTTTGTTTTCCCGTGAGGGTTGTACTTTATGATTCTGTTTATCTCCTCATCAGAGAGATATACAGACTGGACCGGTACAGCCTTCGCTCTAAGTATTCTGCCGAACGTAGGACTAGGAATTTCCCTGGTAGCATCATTCTCACGTATCACCGCTTTGATGGTGGCGCATACGGTTCTTGCCGAGTTAGGAGCGTAGTTCTCCTGGATCTTCTCGAAGAGGTCGCGAAGGTTGTCGTCCGTGATGTCTTCCCATAATGGCTTATGTCCAAGCATCTCTTCGAACATCCTTACAACCTTAATAAGCTTCGGATATTTCCAGATGTATGCGCCATAGAACGTGTCATGCCTCCAGGCGTTGCTGTGATAATTGGCGAACCAACCCTGCTTGATGGCAGTCTTGTACTTCTGCTGCTGAGTGTAGCTCAGAAGTCTCTCCCAATCTCTTGTCTTGATTCTTATTTCTTCTGTCATAATTCTATAATTTTGGTTACTAGTGGCAAAGATACGAAAAGTTTATAATATAAACCATCGTCTTTGCCGTTTTTAACGCTAATTTAACCTTCCGAAGCAGTCTGCTTCTCGACCGATACGAGTTCTATCGTATCTTCATTCCAGTCATTCCATACCTCTGCATAGTCATCTGCCTTATCTTTGGCATCTCTTTCTGATTCTGCAAGGAATACATAAGGCTCATCCATGTCGGCCGTAGTTCCGTCTTCATAGAGGAATCTGTACTTTGCCACATAAGTGCTGACGTATCCACTCAGTTCGTTATTCAGCCCGGTCGCAATATCAGCGAGTAGCTCGACCGATACGCTATCATCCAATGCACCTACCTTGTGAGGTTCTTTATAATAGCCGGCACCGACACTTATGGTGAAAACCGGGATGTCGGTATCACCACTACCTACCTCTACAATATCTACAAGACTGCTATTGTTGACAACTACAGGCCAGCCAAGTTCTTTCTTCTGCACATTGTGCTCTCTCATTATCTCACGGATGGTGCATGCAAGCTCCATCTTGGCTGTTGAACGCAACTCATCAATCTTGTCTTTCAATACTTTTCTATCCATAATCTTAATATTTTGGTTTAACTTGAAGCCCGCCGTTCCCGGCAGGCTTGTTTGGCTACAACATCTCTGCCACCTCCTGTCTCAATTTCTCGACTCTCTCTGCCCAATACACTAATCCGTGCATGTCTGCACTTCCTGTAACATGGTCAAGGCAAAACTGGCAGTTATGCTTTGCTTTCATCAATTCCTTGAATTTTTCGATTTTTTCTTCCATATCTCTATTCTTAATTGGTTAATACTGGGAGCGTGAAACAATAATGTTCCACGCCTTGTTTGGCTTTACACCGGCAGAGACACGATGTATTCCTTCTTCTTCTTTCGTGTTCTGCTCTTCACAGTGAATCCACAAAAATCTCTCAGCCACCCGGCAGCATTGCCAATGAAAGGCTCGTTCACCATAAGGATAGGACGGAGCATTCCGTTCTTCCTCATGAACTGATAGTCGATGAAGTCGAACGGGTCATCCGGGTCCTCGCTCTTCTTCTCCCAGACGCTGACATCGAGATAGTCGATGAAGTCTCCCTCTGGCGGGTTATCCATCTCAATGAATCTCTTCGGCGTAAGTAGAATCGTATCCTTAGGCTCGTGGGTCATAAAGAAATTCTCTATAACCTCGTTGAACTTGTTCATGTCCATCTGTTTCTGGACAATGCCCTTTCTCTTCATGATGTCGGAAGCTTTGAGCATTCTTGTACCTCTTCTTGCTGTTGTCATAATTCAAAATTTTAATTGGTTAGACATAGTACCCCGTCATTCCCGACGAGGCTTTTGGCTAGTGTGCGAGGAATCCTACCGCCTGTCCTTTCCCGATAGACCAGCACAACCTATCTTCCTTCAGACACTCTGTGCAATTTCCGGTACACAGACGTGTTCCTTCCGGAGCAGATGTTCCGCTCTCGAAGATAGGATGCGCCTCAGGGAATCCGTGGCGGTTGTCCATCTTGAGACCAAGCCATCCGCTGAATAGGATGTGCATGTTCTCAGGAATGACGTTGCCCTCATCGAGATACTCGTTACACACATCGAACATCTTCGTGAACGCCAGGAACTTGGTATCCTTATGCTTGCGAGCAATCTCGCACATCTTATCAAGATACCATTTGTCCTGTATGTCGCCGCCGATGTGGAATCGGAATGCACGAGGGAATCGGTAGTCGAGATACCCATCAATTTCCTTGAAGTATCGCTCGGGATCCTCATGGTAGATTGCAGAATTGATAGCTCTCGTCTTGATGACCTCCTTGTAAATCATGTCATTGCGCAGGTCGTAGCAGCTCTTCGCACAGATTGCACAGTTACCGCAATCCATGACCGGGATAAGCGATACAGATGGGATTGCTCCCAACTTGTTGTTGCCATCGCTGATCTTGACATGCAAGTCGCTGACGTTCTCTAATGCGTTCTCATAAGCTGCCTGTGCCTTTGACAGACGAGTCTTCATTCCTTCCTTACCTAATGTCCAGTAATTTCTACTCATAATTCTAATTTAAAATTAGTTAAACTTGGGGAACAAAAAACCGGCGTGTCTCACGACAGACCGGCTTGAACCATTTAAACAAAATTTAGTTATGATATGAGTAGTCAGTCGATATTGGCTGACCTGTTTGGCTAATCTTTCGGCACATTCCAGTGGAATGAAATCGTAGCTTCATCTTCGTAGATGGAGAACGATATTAGCAGTTTTGAGTCTCCCTCACGCTCGTCATCTATGTACTGCTTGTACGCCGGAACCATGTATGTCGTTAGGTGACATTCGTCTTCAGTCAAGTTTCTTATGACTGCATTTCCAAAATCATCAAGCTTGTCCGTGCTTCTGTAGGGCTGCGGAATGCATTTCAGCTCGACAACATTGCTCTTGACGGTGGCCATTACCGGAACACCGGCAATGAATCCTAGATACGTATTACCTGAGAATGCGTAGCTTCCGTCGTCGAACATATTCTCTTCCCACCAGTCTAGCATGACGTTCTTGTTGTCAAGAGGAGCAGGAGCAAGCTTGCTCGTATTGATCATCTTCTTTATTTCCTTCATAATTCTTTATTTTTTTTGGTTAAACATTGAATCGGTTACCGAATCAGTAACCGACTTTTGGCTAGAATGGTCCCCGGCTGGCGCCTTACTCTATAAGTTCGATCTAGAGAGCTTTAGCTCGAAGGATTACCTCCAGTGAATGCACTGGAGGAGATCCTTCGTTGAAGAAGCTCTTGTAAACACAAGCTGCCGGGCCACCATTCTTTAGGCGGCGAACCTTACGTCTTACTGATGATTACTTATTCTCGCTCTTGGCTTTCTTCCATTCAAGAATCTTGCCCTGGATGTTAATGCCAGAGTCCTTGATAAGCTGCTTGAGAACACCGAGCATTCTCCAACCCTCTTCGTCGTAGAGCTTTGCTTTAGACTCAAGCTCCTTTAATGAGTTGGTCTCTGACATCTTTCGTCCGTTCTTCATGAATCTTGCTCCGTGGAACATGATGAGGTTTCTCATCGTGTAGTAGGAACCTGAACCCTTGTAGGCAGTAATGAACGCATCAGCCTGCTTGGTATCCCACGCGAGATGCTTGCGGTTCTTGTTGAACTTGCGAACGGCATCGTAGAGTTCCTTGTAGGTTTCTACAGCACTCATCTTGTTGGCAAGGTCACGGAGAGGATTGTATACCTTTCTCTCCAAGTCAGTGACGAAGATGTTTTCGTTTTGAAGACGGATATAAGGATTACCCTTGCAGGTATGCTTGTATGTCTTCTTCTTTTTTCCATCCTTGTCTTCCTTCTTCTTGTTTCCATCCTTGTCTTCCTTGACAGTGTAGATGCACTTGTCGTCGATATAGCTGCGGAGCTTGCTGATGTAGTCAATAGCCATGTCGTGTGCTACAACTCCGTTGAACCAGCGGTTTCTCGCCTTGAGATTCTCGTAGTCCTTGTGGTCACACATCTTCATCTGAGCATACAGCTCGTTCTCCAACATGCGCCACTGGTACTCGTAGCCCTTGTGCTGCAACACCTCGTTGAATGTGCGTCCGTTCTTATCCATGTCTCGCAACATGTGGAACATCTGACTCATCACCCAACGACGGAAGAGCTTCCAGTTACTTACGTATCCACCCTCGACAATCTGCTTGCCTACCGCATCGATGGTCGCATCGTCCATGTCTACAGGAACTGCTGCGCCATTTTCGATCTTGATAAGCTGGTCGTCACCGAGAGGGAAATATTTACTAGTATCAACGCCTGCTGCCTTAAGAGCTTCGAGACGCATCTGCGCCTTGGTCTTCTGGGTAGCTGCTGTAGCCTCTACGTTTTTTGTTACGATGTTCAAGTTCTCACCAGTGATTGTTACAATCTGCTTCATAATTCTAATTATTTTAAATTGGTTACTAAAAATTTATTTAACTCTAGTGGATGAGGCTTACGCCCCACCCTTGTTTGGCTCAATCCAGTCTCTGAGGATAATCAGTTCCTTGTCGTTCTCTGACTTCCAGAACCATCTGCCCCATCTGTTCTCCCATGCGAGGTTGCCTCTGAGAAGCTGAATCAGTATGTATAGCTCCAGCTTACATCTAGCTACCTCCCGTCGCTCACCATACATCATATCTTCGTCTGAGAGCTCTTTCTCAGGCAAAGCCTTGAAGTAGTAGCGGCGATGGGATTCAGAGCGTTCCGAAGGCACAGAATGCTTGTATGTCTTGTATCTCTGCTCTATTGCGAACAGGACTACTGCATGTGTCAGGTAAGGTGTATCTTTCGGCTTATCTTCCTCGGACATTACTATCTTACCATTCACCCTACATGTTCTCTTCTGGAAGTTGATGGTGAACTTTGCACCATTCTCAACTGCATTGATAATCTCGTCGTATGTCATAATTCTATTGTATTGGTTAATAGGGATAGTGCTTATTCTAGCACTATCAAATTGGCTTCTTCGAGTTCATCCTTACTCAGTACATCTTCGTCTTCTCCGACGTGGATATAGAACTTATCTCCGTTCGCCCACTCCATTGCACGCATATACAACCAGTGAGCATCCTCGATAGAGAATCCGTCTGCGCTTACTGAATCAAGCATCTCGCCCATGCAAACTTCTGACGTTTCGTACTCTTTCTTGATTTCCTCAAGCTTCTTTAGTAATCTGCTGTTCATAATTCTTAAATATTGGTTAATAGGAGTGCGCTCAGAGAATCTGTTGCGTAACTATAAGGTCTTGATAAATACTGTATCTAAGTCCTGACAGATCCAGGTAACCACCTGGATCTTCAGGATGATTGATACCGTATTGTACAATCTATTCTCCTTGCGCACAATTCGGCTCGCAATAACCTAGTCTGACTCAACCTGATACGTTGCATTGCTTTAAGTTTTTGATTAAGGGCGTGGCATTGTTATGAAGCCAACCATCAGGAAGCGTACGCTTCCCCATCCTTGGCTTCAGAGTCAATGAAACGCTCGATGAACTCTCAGAACTTGTCAGACATCGCTGCAATGCGCATGACTTATCTCATGTATTATGTTGCATGGATATATGTTCACGATTAGGTCCCGTGGATTGGATACCTGCGACGGCGGAGATATCGGCCGTCGCAGGTATTCCACTCACGTGACATTAAACCTCATACTCTTGATAAGTCGTGATGCAATTCACTTTGGTTGTTGTAGGTACACTCATAGGTCTGTTGTCTTACTATAGGCTGATGATTTAACCAGCTGGTTTACGCGGGGAGCATCGTTGCTCTAAGGATGCCTCCCCGCGTTATTTACCAGCGGGTTTGTAAATACGCAACCTCCTCGTGTACCTCGTTTGGCAATAACGTTGTCTTCATCTGAGAGCGTGGCACGTAGCTCTAGCAGTTTGATTTGAGCTGTTATGTATCGCCGGAATACCCGGATAGTGTTCCGGGGAGGCCGGCGAGATTCGTAACAGTTCCGTAAACTTTGCTCTCCTCTGAAGACTACCCTCGTGCTCGGGTGGTTCCATGACCGATGGCTCGGCACAATACTTTATGTTTCTGATTTGACACAGGATTCGCCAGAATAGGTGATCCAGGACAATGCGCCCACTGCGCAGCCGTCCAGGATCAACTACTCTGGTTAAGAGACCTGTTGTATAAACTTCAACCATCCGTCAGGGAGTGGTGGTGTGCGCCACCGGTGGTGGTCATACGGAATGTCACATTTCTGTACTTCGTTGATGAGCTACGCCTTGTGCGGTTATATGAACATCCATGCATTGTCGGATGTTCAGATGATGTTATAGAGGCGTCGCCTGAATCTGTCCGTCCTTCTCCCACGTCCGTGTGCTCGGTTACAGAGTCTGCCGGTCAGAAGTTGCTGCGCATAGCTGTATCAGATTGATAATGTCCGGTTTAGGACGAGCGTAGGACCATCTCTTACTAAGAGATTGGTCCATGCACTCCGCAACCGGGATATTTAAAACCTTGCGTCTTCATTCCGGCAAAATCCTTGCGCTAGGATGTTCATCTACAGAGTATTCACCAATGTGTTGTACGCTGCCCTGCTCGTCCGCAAGACATTCTGAGCGCAGCCGATTGATAGATACCCCTTGATTTCGCTCTCTGTCTTACTCCTGTTGGCTTTCACGTTCCTTCCACGACCTCGGTCTATGCAACCTACAGTCTGAGTCTTCACGTATCCGAGGCCACCGACTTTTCTCTTGCCTGTCTTGACCGCACGGATGCAGTCCATGACAAAGGTGTTGAGCTTGTCGATGTCCTCTTTCACGTTTATGACCGGAAGAACCTGAGTAGCCCAGGAATAATCGCAGTACCCCTTGTAGAGATACCTGTTTACAGCATTGATGGCTTTTGTCATCGTGGTATCACGTTTCTTTATCGTCCTTTTCTCAATTTCCTTCTGAAAGGTCTTGATACGTGTGGACGACAGAGAGATATTGTGACCCTTGATGGAATATCCGAGGAACTTGAACCAGTGATTAGCGTCAAGATACTCAACCTTCTTTGGGTTGAGCGTCATCTGCATCATCTCCAGCTCGCTCTTCATGATATCCATGGCTTTCTCATAGTCTTCACCGACAAACAGCGTATCATCTGAATAGCGGACGTAATATCCGTTAAGCTTAGATAGCTTGTCGTCAAGATGATAGAGAATGACATCAGCCAGCCATGCAGCAACAGAGCATCCCTGTTTTAGGGACTGATACTTCTCGCAGAGGTTGTTGTCCTCATCGAAATAGATATCCGTGTGATAGTAGTCACGAATGACATCTATCAGCGCAGACTTTCCGTACTTCTCCTCTACCTTGTCGAATGCCCAGTCGATGAACCGAATAGGCACAGAATCAAAGTACTTGGAGAAGTCACCTTTCCATCCGATGATTTTTCCCTCTGCTGAGTATATTATCCGAGACACATCTTGCACCACACGACCGCAGCCGATACCTTTCTGGTACGACGTGCAGCGTGGATGCACCATCTCTGGCATCAGCTCGAACAGGAGGTCGTTGGCGATGCTCAAGAGGATTCTGTCCACAGCCTCATTCACATAGACTGTACGGAAATCTCCGTTGTCTTTCGGAATCTTGGCTGTATGAGGCGGCATTATCTTGTAATTTCCGCTCTTGATCCTCTGATACATGGCCAGACGAGCCTCAGGTGTCGTCAGCTGATACATTACTGCTTTGTTCATGTCCTTGAATAAGCCTTTCTCAATGGCATACTGCCATCTGGCTTTTTCGAAGAACATCTCTAGGATTCTGTCTTCATTCATAATTCTTATGTTTTGGTTATTGGTAGGGAGATTGCTCTCCCCGTTTGGCTAGTCGATGTGCTGGAGTACTGTGTTGCCATTTTCTTCAGCTTCTCTCCAGTACTCCTGATCGTCATCAATCTCAAATTGCTCACCGCTGTAGTTATCTTCGCGAGTGAGTTCAATTACTCCGTCACTATACTCGTACTTGGCTTTGTCTATAGCTTCTTTCTCACTCTCAGCTTCGACACGCACTACGGTATTGAGCATTTCAGTTACTGATACATAATACTTCATAATCTCTATATTTTGGTTAATAGTAAGGAGCGACAATTCGCTCCTTTTTTAGCTTAGTCGATGTGCTGATAAGTCTCGCCGTAATCTTTCTCGTAATCGACATAGAATTCCTGGTCAGGTTCAACTTGTACCACTTCTCCTGTAAAATCGTCCGAATCGAGAACAATATCGCAGTTATTGTAGGCATCCTGCACCGCATTTACTGCTTCTTCCTCATTCTCAGCATCAACGCTGACTACCTTGTTTAAATGCTCTGTGACTGATACGTAATATCTCTTCATAATCTTTAATAATTTGGTTAATAGTACGGAGCCATGACGCTCCGCTTTTATGGCTTGTATTCTTCCTGCTTGATACTGACCGCATCACCGCACATGTAGTATGTACTGCTTTCACTGAGGTCGAGTCCGTCTTCTCCGTAGATATACTCCTCAATCTGCTCTTCTTCCCATGAATCCGGGCAGTTCTTAATCAGTCTTACTTCTGATGCCGAATAATCCAAAATCGCTATATTCATAATCTCATAATTTGTTGGTTGATAATGTCAGAGGGATTGCTCCCTCCGTTTTTAGGCTAATGCGTTCAATACTCTGTGGGCGTTGTATGCGACAGGATTGCTGTACTTTGCTTTCTCCCACTTTTTACGCTCACAAACTTTCAAGCAATACTCATGTGCTATATTCTCTGATAGTGCATCGAACGTGTCGTGTGTGACATCTGATGGTTTACCGAAATAAACTCTGTAACCCTCTCTGTAGCATACGATACGTCTGCCCAGTCTGTAGATGGTTCTACTGCCCTTCTCTACAAATGTAATTCTTTCCATAATTCTCTGTATTTGGTTATTGGCAGGTAGCCAAATGGCTACCAATTTTAGACTTCGCTCCATGCTTTCCACGCTTCATTCGTGTTCTTGGTGATTGCCTCGTTCCAAAGCTTCTCCATGTTGTAGAAAATTTCCTGAAATGCTTTAGGGGTATCCTTCGGATCAATCTTCTTGCCGAAATACGGGCGTCCACATCTTCTTTCGTCGTGCTCCCAGATGCACCGTATCATTCCCGTCTCCGTTGGAGTGCATCCGAGGAATGTTCCCATTGTACCGCATGTCTTTTCTCTAAGCCACTTCGGATAAGGAACGTATATTGTCCACGCATCCACGCAGTCACGGAACTTCTTTCTTGTGTCGTGATAAAGTTTCAATTTCATAATTCTTTGTAATTTGGTTGATAGAAGAGGAGCATGCAAGCTCCCCTTGTTAGGCTGTTTCTTTTAGTTTGATTCCATTCTCTTCGAGAGCGACCTTGATCAGCTCGTCAGAGTCCTCGTAGTACTCTCCCCAACAGGAGTCAATCTGTTCCCAGTCGTAGGAATCAGAAGATTTACTGTCTTCGTACAATTTTGTATACGGGCGTTTCTTTTCTAGGACGTAACCTTTTACATCACCCCACATCCACATACCAATATTCTTGACTTCGCTCTCAAACAGCTCGATGGCACGATTCTTCCAGTTCTTGGTATTTGTATCAACCATCTTTTTGAAGCGCTCCTTGTCGCAATAGGCATATCCTCTGACATAATCTCCCTGGCTATATCCACTGGAAGACCACTCGTAGAATGCTATATCCTTGCAGTTTTCAAGGAGATTAATAAAATCATCTTCTTCAAGCTCTTCTGTAAGCTCATCCCTAACATCCTCGTTCTTCAGTTCGTTAGGAGTGAAATCTCTAATGTTGTACCACTCGTTCTTGCCGATGCTGAATCTTGATTTTCTTTCAAAACTCCACATGTGGCACGACTTGTCGTATTCGAGACACAGATGATCGCAATGAAACATACTATTGATATACTTGATAATCTTCTTTTGTGGAACATACTTGCAGACAAGCTCTTTCAAGGCAGCCTCTGCATTTTCAGCGTCGACTTCACTGCTACAACCACGAGAAAGTTCCCTGTTGTATCCGTAATCAGAATAGTCCCAGAAGTAAACGCCTGCCAAATCCCATTCTGTGCAAGGGCATTCGGCATCCTCATCCTGGTAAATGGTGATTCTGTAATCACCAATCTCCTTCTTAGCAAATTCGTAACTCATATCTAATATCATTTAAATGGTTTAACATTGAATACCCCCATGCTAGGGGATATTGTTAGGCTTCCTCATAATCTTCCTCCATCATGGAGTGCATCTCTTCAAGCTCATTCGAGAAATTATACTTGATGTTGTACGTGCCGAACGCCTTGAAATACCATTCCTCTAGGTACGCTCTATCCTCGTTCGCCTGCTCGTTGTCCTCTGCGGAATCGAGTCGGGCTACCATCTGAGGATACAAATCGTAGTAATCATCGCCATCGTAGTCTGATGCCCACCAAACACCTGTTCTGTGCTTAGGGTAGTCCTCGTACAGATTGGCGAAATTGCCATCCATATGCTGAGAATCCTTATGGAGATATTTCTTCATCTCCTTGTTTGCCTTTAGAGTAAAATCCCATGCCATAGACTGGATATTCTTTCCGTACAAATCGGCAATGTATTCTTCTAAATCATCTGCGTCATCGAAATTCTCAAGACACTCACGATATAGGCTCTCGATTACCTTGGCGAAGCTTTCAACACCGATATAATCGGCTACTTTCTCGATAACCTCACCCTTGCTGTTCATAACATATTCCCAAATATTCTTTTCCATAATTCATCTGTTTAATGGTTCATAATGGTTCCCCACGATGATGTGGGGAGTTTTAGCCACATATGGCAATGTCGCCATAATTTCTGTAGAAATGCTTGTATGCCTCAAGACCACTGGCAGCTTTCAAGTCTGTGACCTCTAGCTTACCGGTATCCTTGCGTACCTCTGCAATAGAGTATGTATTGTCGTGCGTCCACTTGATGAGGTCCACACGCCTAACAGGATTCTCTACTGACTCAACGATTTTACACTTCAGTAAATCGTCATTCAGGATTTTCTCTAAATCACTCATAATTCTGTAATCTTTGGTTAATAGAAATCCCCACCCGTGAGAGTGAGGATTGGTTGGCTAATCGAACTCACTTTCGTCCTGATCGTACCACCAGTCCTGGAATCGATTCGCAACCTCTTCCAGTGCATACTTGGCAAATGTGTCGTAGATATATCTGCTCTCGTTCTCATCAAAAGGAGCATACAGAGCCTTTCCGATAGCGTCATAGGTGACGGATTTGTCGTCCTTGAAATTACCGAAGCCCTTAATCATCGTGATAAGGTCTTCTCCCAAATCATCGGCAAGCTCGTGCATATTCTCCATGATAGCACTCTTATTCTCGTTCCAGAACTTACAAGTCTGAGAATAATAGCAGAATCCTGTGTACCCGTCATTTGCATTTCTGCAACTGTCGAGCGAGTTCAATATAGTATCTTCATCGACACCACCAAGCTGCTCTACTACGGCATATGCCATCTTTACGAATGATGGATTATCATTTTCATTGATAAACGCATCCCATACTTTCTGTATATTCATATTTCTGTATTTTGGTTGATAATAGAAACGAGCAAGCGCACCATACGCTTACCCGTAATTTTAGCCGAAAACCCAGATAGCCGTAGTTCTTGCACAAATGGCATACAGCTTTCCGCTGTGACCACGGAACAGCATTCCGTTGCATCCGTACACACCGGAAGAATAGCCTACCTGACTATATTCTTCCGGGATGGCTGCACGGCTTGAACTGTGTGTTATATCCTTGGCAGCTCCTACTCTAACGAGTCTCTTCAACTCTTTCTGTGTCATTTTCTCCATAATTCTTTAATTTTGATGGTTTAACATGGTTTCTGTGCAGATAGACTGCACAGGATGTTTGGCTAGAACTTGCGAGGTCGCATGCACGATTGCTCAATCTCCTGAGCCTTCTTGTCTGCACGCGCTACGCGTCTGAAATACTCGCTCTTGTCGAGGTTCTTGCGTCTGCACTCCTCGCTGATAACTGCCTTGTGACTCGCTACGAGCCTGGCAAGGAACTTTCTGTCTCCGTCTGTCATAATTCAAAATTTTATTGGTTAATAATAGGAGGCGTAGCAAATAACTACGCCGGGTCTGGTCTAAAGCTGTACGTAAGAAGCCACTCGCCATTTAATGCGCTGAGAAACTTCCTTGCGGCTCTCTCTCCCCATCCTCGTGGCTTGTACGCGTCTTCTTTCAAATACTTCTCTACAAGCTTCTCTAGCTGAGTCTTTTCTTCTGCTGTCATAATATATCCTGTTTTGGTTAATAGCAGGCAGTACATTATCGTACTGCCCATTTTTGGCTAGAGATTGTACAGCGGGCTTTCGGAAGCATACAGAATCGTAGGACCGGTGAGGATGGAGAATGCACAAGGGTCAAAACTCTCGATTTTCTTCATGCTATCGATTTTCTTCTGTACTACATCACGTATGGATGACAGATTAAGTCTACCGTCAATAGGCATGACAGAATCCATGCCCACCATTTCCACAATACTGAAATCATCCGTAAATCTCATGTTCACAAGGTCAAACTTATTAATCTTGTGATAGAATTGTACCCATTTGCTCATAATTCTACATTTTTGGTTTATAGGAGAGGGAGATAAAACTCCCTCAATTTTCAGGCTATGTACTTCTTGATGAACTCTTTAAGCTCGTTGAGCCGCTCGTCCATCTCCTCTTTGCTGCATACGCAGATGAAACGTGGAAAACAAGTATCCGTTATTTCTCCCATGTCATTCATGACACAGGCAAAACAACTTATATACCCTTCGCCGTTTTTATTGCTAACGCTAACATCAAGGCTCAGTCTTGATTGATTTTTCAATACTTTTTTTTGGATTTCCTGCAACTTAGGCAAAATCGTAGAGAGTATGTACTCTACATTCTCCTTGTATTCTTCATCTATCATAATTCTTAAATATTGGTGAATAGTATGCGTGACAATCGTCACGCACATTTAGCTCATGCACAATACCGCAATCTCAGAGAAACTCTTGGAGATAGTTTTCTTGCTACGATAATCTCTGTAGCCCTTAGTATTGTTGCTATGCCACTGGCGTGCAGCTATCTTGATCTTCTCCATCTCATGCATAAGCGCACGCTCAAAATTCTTCTGTGATTTTCTGTCTAACATAATTCAATTTGTTTAATGGTTCTACATAGTATGCCCAGGAAAATGCCTGAGCACATTTTTGGCTACTCGTACTTGTTGAGCAGGAAAATCAGAATAATGCCATCGCCATTCAGGAGAGTCTGGCTCTTGTTCTCGTCATTTATTATGTTTTCACATATTCTCTCAAAGAACGGATACGGGTCTCCGGCAATACTATTGTAATACAATGCCATGTACGTACCGGGGATGAGAGGATAAGAGTCCTCAGGTTCTCCACCGAATACGTCACACGCCTGTGTATTGATCAGGACACGACGTACAGAGAAATTTCCCTCAACTTCCTGTGCGTCCATTCCACGCAAGAGGTCTATAACCTCATTCTTGCTCAAATCTTGCTTTAATATTCTATCCATAATTCTCTTGTTTGATTGGTTATATTATCGTACTGCCTGGATTTCTCCAAGCAGAATTTAGCTGAATGTTTCCAAGCACAATTTTCGTACTTTCTAGATTCCTCACACTCCAGGCAGGATGAAATTCTCCAAGCGGAGTGTGGATCGCCACAGCTCACGGAAATACCACTTACCCTTTTTCGTACTGCTCCAAATATACACAAGCAGAATTCCGTAAAGAATTCCAAGCACATTCAGGAGAATTATCGTACTTGCCAAGCAAATGAATGCCGGCGCACTCTGAATAAATCCAAGCACAATTATCGTACTTGAATAAATGATTTGTCTCACTTTCATATCTATATTTTTTTGGTAATTGTTCCGTAGCCACACACGACAATTATCGTACTGGCTACAGATTTTTAGGCTCACGCCACGCAGAATAATGTAAGCACACCATTATTTAGCGACCCGAATTCTACGTGACTCAAAATCTCCTGAGCATCTGTAATGATACTCTCAACCTCGCACATATCGAGGCATTTAATTCTCAGCGTACTCATAATTCTAATATTTTTGATTATTGTTCCCTACAAGCGTAGGGAGATTTTAGGCGATGCCGGCAGACCAAGCGAATCTTTCTTCTTCATCATTCAGTCTGTAGATACTGGAAAGCATGCCAAACAGGCGAGGGCTGCTGTTAACGAGTTCATCGTAGGCATCCTCTGCACTCTGGTCTGTTACATTAATACGTACAAGCGTCTTTCCTATCTTCTTCAAAATCTGTTCTTTCATAATTCTATTTGTTTAAATGGTTTGTAATTGTAGAGCGGAGATTTCTCCCCGCCCCGTTAGCCAGGATGTGCATCTTTGCACCACGTTTTATCTTTATCGTCTTAACTACGTGGCTCACACCCTACAGATTTTATGCTTCTGCCAGCAGCTTGTTTATTTCTGAGGAGATAAATCTCGCACGGATGACAAGCAACCGATTTCAGTCAGCGTGGATAGTGTGTACCTTGAACGCTGCAATCGTGATTGCACACACAATTGATTCTCGGGTAACCAGCCCGACCGGACAATTCCAAACCGGTAGAATATGAATTATGATTTCTTTCTATAAACTCTCATCTCGCTAGATGATACAAATCCCCTAGCCGTCGTGCCGTCTCATCTCATTCGACGCTCACGCCAGGAATTTTTGCGTATCTCTCGGATGGATGTCTCTGAGTAACACGTTACTCTCTCCCATCTCGGTGTGCCTCTCGCACTCTCGATTTACTGAGATACTTCTCTTGAATTTTGGCAATTAGTCCCCTGAGGGAGAATAAATTCTCTCTCTGAGTTAAGCCCACACACCACGACAAGGTTTACCAAATTGTGTGGGAAAAATAAGGACACGACGACCCGCTCCAAGTTGAAAAACCTGGAGTAAAATTTCCCACTGGCTACCTATCAAATAGCCAGTAGGAAAAACTAGATAGCCAGATTTCTCTAGCTACCTTGTTTGTATTGCTTACTTTTGCGCTGCTGCAAGTTTAGCTTGCAGTTCTGCTATCTGTTTTTGCAGGTCTGTTATGCTTTCACTCTTCTTCTTTGCTACCTTTGCACCGCTTGCAAATGCTTGATGTAATGAACACAACTTTGAGCCAAGACGCTGCAAACTATCTATAATAGTGGTCTGCGTATCTTTGCCGTTATCATCAAACCATTTAAAGAAATTAGGTAGTTTATGTTTGCGGGAAAACTCGCTAACAGCAGAACGAACGCACTCTGTTTGCAATTTGCAGTAGCTTTCATCTGAAAGTACGTACTTTGTAGCTAGTTTGTTATATCTTTCTCTAGCTGCATCGAGTTCTTTCTTTGCGCTTACTACTTCACTATCTTTGCACTCGCTTAATAGCTTTTTTCTGTAACTATTAAGCACATCAAGACTTTGCGCCAAAATAGCACTACTTTTGCACTCTGTTACATAACTAGCAACCTTTGTACTTACGTGCTCATATCCTGTAGCACCTTTCACTTCTAAATCTTTCATATCTTTATTCTGTTTAAATGAAGACGCACAATTTACCCCGTGCGTTTTTGGGGTGTGCGTAACGTGCACCACACGACGCCGGACACAACACGCCACTGCGTGCTATGCGCTCAAAAGCCGTCCGGCTACCTACATAACTGCAAACCACGTGCCAAGAAACCAGTAAAAAATTGCGTAATTATGCATTTAACCATTCATAAGTACTTAATTTATAGATAGTTAGCTATTTGTAATAATTACAGCGTTTGTCAGTAGCTGTTAAGGTTTAAATAATTTAACGTTTTCGCCAACATGGCAGACTTGTAACTATCTAATAATCAAGCATTTATAAAGCTATAGTGGCAGTAATTGTTAAATATTTAACTTAAGAAACATTAATCTTTACAAATTGCTAACTAATTGATTTACAGGTAGTTACACCCGCCAAAGTGGCAGTTTATGTTAAGGGATTTAACTACTCATGTAATAACCTTTTACTAATTTCGTTAAAATGTATTTAGTAAGTTAAACACGAATATTTATGCATGAATAAATATGGTAAATATATTTTGGTCAAGCAATTTGTAATAAGTTTTAATGTTTCACGCTTTATTTATAATGTATAATTATGCAAGAAAATGAATATAAACAAAGTTGTAAAGTGTTGGCTATTAAGGGGTTACATAATTTTTTTATAAATATAAACCGATAATTTGAAATAATTACAAAAATATTGTTTCACGCCGGTTTTCACTATATAAACCGACACAAAGTGTAATAATTTCAGAAGAAACACCCCACACCCCCTAAATAGCACTAAATCAGCGCGGTAGTCACCTCATCTAAAAATTTTTTCTTCCGTTTTTCAGCCTTTTTGTAAAGTTTAATTACTTTCCACCATAAAGGATAATTATGCATATTCATTCATCCGTTATTTATTAACATTTGATAGCATAAACTCTTACTTAGCAGACCAAACCATAAATGTATACCTATCCTTCATTTAATGTATACCTAAAATGTATATTTATACCCTTTATTTACGAGGGTTTTACTGGATATTCAGGATATTATCCGTATCTTTGTATTGTCGATATTTTATAGACGACATGTTGTAAGGACGACCTGACACGTGTTATCCTTCAGAAAGCCCCTGTTTATCGGGGTTTATCCTACACAATAACGGAAAATTAATATTATTATTGTACATAAATGGAAAATGGTATTGCTATAGACACATTGCACGCTCAGTTGCTAGACCTTTTGAGGCATGACGAGTACGGCTTCGAAGCGCTCCGTTGCCAGGACTGGGGTAAGGCAAACTCTGATAAGTACAACAAGCTGAAGTCTACTTTCATCAGGTCAATGAGACGTCTGGCGAAGAAGGCTCCGGTGAAGTACTACAACGGTGCTTACTACATGTTCAACGGTAAGATATACGAAGCTGTTCCGAAGATAGTCCTTGAGCAGGCTTACCAGCTGTTGCTCCTCGACCTGTCCATGGCTCCGATGCTCGGCATCAGTACGGTGATGAACAAGTCGTTCATGGAAGTGATAGAGTGCTACAACATACTGAGACCTACCTTCGACATCGTTGCATTCGCCAACGGAGTGGTTGACTTCGGCAGCGGTCTGAAGTATCCGAACGTGATGCCGTTCTCTCCCGAGTACCATGTCACATACTACCACCCATACGACTACAATCCGAAGGCGAAGTGTGACAGGTGGATGAACTTCATCAAGGAGGTCCTTCCGGACAGGACGTCGAGGATGATCCTCCAGATGTTCCTCGGTCTCGGTCTCATACAGAGAGGTACTGCATACAATCCGTACGAGGGGAAGGAGTCATCGAAGATTGAACTCTGCCTTCTCCTTATAGGTACGGGAGCCAACGGAAAGAGCGTCATCTTCGACGTTGCCTGCAACATATTCGGCAAGGACAGGATAAGCAAGATGGACTACGCTGACCTCACTGCTGACGGCGACGAGGGAATGAGGGGAAGGTATCCAATAAGGAACGCCATCTTCAACTGGTCTTCCGATTCCGACCCGAAGAAGTTCGGAAGGAAGAACACTGGTATGTTTAAGAGACTCGTGAGCGGCGAGCCTGTCCCGATGAGAAAGCTCGGCAGGGATATCCTTGAGGGGAACTCAATCCCCTACCTCATCTTCAACCTCAACGAGCTTCCGTTCCCTGACGATGCGTCGCTCGGATTCATCAGACGCTTGCAGTACGTGAGCTTCGATGTGACCATCCCTAAGGAGAGGCAGGATCCGGAGCTGGCGAGCAAGGTCATCCGTGAGGAACTGAGCGGAGTGTTCAACTGGATATTCCGTGGCGCGATGGAGCTGAGGAGCAGGAAGTACAGGTTCCCGGCAGCTGAGGGCAGCAGGAGACAGCTGCTTATCTCTCTTCTAGGAAGCAATCCTATCTATGCCTGGATAAGGGCGTATGATATGAGGTGTAGCCAAGAGGCGAGGGGTGAGATTTCGGAATGCATGCTTGCCAAGGAGATGTACGAAAGGTTCGTCGAGTTCTGCAAGGCCAACGATGTCGAGGAGAAGGATATCCCTACGATTCAGAAGTTCGGGCGTGATATGAGCGACAAGTACGGCTTCTTCAAGAAGAGGTCACAGGGCGGAATGACCTATCAGGTGTACGGCGCGCAGATGATTGACCTGAAGCAGGAGCTTCTCATCAACGACGTGAAGAATAAATTGCGTGGTGAGGAGGACGTCAAGCAGCCAGAGAGCTTCATTCAGCCTGATGATTAACGGTTATAAAACAGATTTCTATGATAGACAAGGAATATATCAAGGAGATTATATCCCGTATCACGAAGAAGAAGGCTGACGGGAATATTGTTCCGGCCACCGCTTCGATGCAGGAGATCATGACTGCTGTCCGCGAGGATGCCCTGGAGTGCATGAGGACCATGTGTAACGAGAGGGAGGCCGCGGTGAACAGAACGTTGAACAGTGTTTCATTTAAATGTTTGTAGCTTATGGGAGAAGAACTTATGTTTTGTATATCCGATGCCTTTATAGATGGCGACAGAATTCGCGGATCTATTCATAATGTTGTGGACAAAGCGTTCGAGTCCGGTATCAAGATGTCGTCTTGCCGATACAAGAATCACAGCATCACGCTTGACGTGAGCTTTGAGCCGGAAGGTGGTTTTGACAAGCTGCTGCTCGAAATCCTCTACGGCGACAGAATCAGGAAAACCACAGAGCGCCTCAATAACGAGTGGCTGAAGAAGATGTGGAAGGTTTCTGAGGATGACCTAATGATTTTCAAATTCGAGCAGATAGCCAAAAAGTTCGATTCTTCGCTTGAAAGACGGCTTTCGGCCCGTGAGAGGCTAGAAGATATACGTAGAACGAGATATACAGCTTTTTAATTATGGGAAGACATCACAATCCTAATAAAGTTCCGCCGTTCAAGCCTGATCCTGAACATTGGACCAGGAAGGTTCATTCATGGAAGGCAAAGGTCGCATACGAGACTGAGGATGATGCTTGGGAGTTTCTGAATCAGATTCCGAGGTTGAAGGCACTTGGCTGGCATCCTTACTTATGCAAGGTTTGCTCAAAGTGGCATATTGGTAGGTTACATAATAAATAGTTGAGATATGGAAATTAGAGTTAACGTTTTAGGAAAGGTCGCATACATACAAGGAGAAAGTAGGGATAATAAGGCGAAAGCCGAACTATACCCATCAGGAGAGGGTGTGTATGCTGTAATGGATGGAGACGATTTCGTGTGTCTAAGAGTTGTGTCTTCCAAGATTCATGATGATACAAAAGGCGATTATTATGCATGTGTAGAAGAAAACTGGACGCATGCAAAAATCGCAAACTCTATAAACGTTATAGAGCACGAAGAAAGATTGAAGGATTATATAGACAAGCGTTTCGATGAGCTGCAATCAGCTATCGAAAATACGATGAGTAGTGCAGATAGCATAAATGATGCAGTATGCTCTATAAAGAGTTCCATTGAAAAGATAGAGAAAGATGGTGTTGGTAGTGGAAAAGGTATCAGCGAGAAGACATTATTGTCTGCCATCGAGATTGTATCCAAAATAAATATTTGAGAATATGAAGAAGTTTAAGAAGTCGATAGAGATTAGCACAGAGAATATTTCAGATGTTCTTCAAGTGCCTATTGTTACTAGTGTATACAAGACCAAGTTCTTTAAAAATCCGTTTATAGAAGGTCGTAGTAATCCTTATGATGCTTTAGCAGTGATGTATGTTCATGTTGAAGGTATTAAAAGCGATTTATGTATTAATCAAGGAGACGTTCTTGCTCTAGACATTTGTGATACTTGGTATGCCTTTTCAAAAGCAGGGTGGGAGAAACATAAAAACGATGAGGTATGAAGAAGAAAGGATATTACGAATATGGAAACGGAATCTACCCTTTGAAACTTTGGGTACACATCGGTAAAGACCTGAAAGAGCTGATAGATTCCTGCTTTGACAAATGTAAGGCTCCAGATATTGATTACGGCGGCGTTACGTATTCCGATGCTGTCAGGAAGAGCGACAGAAGACGTGGCGTTCTTGTCTCGTTTCCGTGTCAGAAGGTTATGTCGATGAACTACTGCTGCCACGAAGCTTCTCACATCTGCGATGCCATCGAGGATTATACTGGTATGGAACACGGCGGCGAGCCTTCTGCCTACTTGATGGGTTGGATTGCGTCTTGCATCAACAATGCTCGTTTGGGCATTGGTGATTTCGTTGAACTAAAAGATAAGGAGGAATAGCTTATGATTAAGAAAGAAGATATTAAGGTAGGGCTGGAGTTTTTACTTCCGTGCGAGAGTATAGAACGCACCAGAGGAGGATTTTTCTATTATGTCAATACAAGGAAAGGATGCTGCATGTCACTGATTGAACCTACAGATGTTTTTTGTGTAAAGTCTGTTAAAAATGACTGTGTTTATTGTGGCGTTCGCGACATTACTAATGTACGCGTAGATTTAGATATTTTGCAGAAGAATGGTTTATATCCCGAATATGCAGAAAAGCTGATGGATGAATGGAAGGATTGTATCATCGGCGATAATCTTGATTGGAGCAAGTTGCCGCTTAAGGGGAAACAAAACGAAAGAACCGATGCTGACCGCTTCAAGGATATCACCGACAAGATGAGCGATACCTACAAGCGCAAGAATCACGATTATGGGAATGCTTTTTCCGAAATGTATGATGAGCTTGGTATCAACTACGGCTACGGAAAGATACGAGAGAAGGTAAATCGCATCAAGACGCTGAAGGACAATGAGGCGCAAGTTGCTAATGAACCATTGGAAGATGCTCTTCTTGACTGCGCTAACTATTGTATCTTGACATTGATGGAATATCAAAAACGTAAGGAACATGGAACAGACTGATTACACTTGCAAGGATTGCTTCTTCTTCAAGAATGGAGCTTGTAACCACCCTAATGAGATTAGGTTTACTTCTGAGGAGAATCCATCTTGCGCAGATTTCGAGTATAAGGAAATAAAAGTTGAACTCTAAAATATTGTTATCATGGCATTACCATTTGGAAAGACTATCAAGACAAGACACTTCACCGTGCTGAAGTTCAGCAAGAGCTTGTCTAAGAAAGAAGTTGCTTCACTCAGAGAGGATATTCCTGCTGATATCAAGAAGCATTTACAGAGAGGCTCTCTGCCTTTCATCAAGATTGCTGACATTGCCGGTACATGGGGTATTGAATACTCTATCGGTACATCAATGTACGCTGCGCTCGATGAATGTGTTCCTGTGGCTGTAGGAGACCATTATGAGTTCTCCAAGGATAATGGAAACATCATCGAGGCATTTGCCCAGCTTATGTATGCTGATACATCGTTGCCTGGCGATGCAGAATACACGGCAGGTAAGTTGAAGCTTCGTGACGAATACCTTGCCCGTGAGTCTGCGAGACTGAACGCTGCTGCCGATGAGGGTAAGACAGAAGAGCAGCTTCGCAAGGAGAGCGATGAGGCCGTACAGGAAGTCATCGACCGCGACAAGCACGCCGAGACTATTCTTGAGATGGCAGAGCAGATTAAGAAGGAAGGAGGCAAGGATGAGCGATAAATTGCTTGAGGTCGTTCAAGACCATACTTCCCTGGTACAGGCACTCCAGTTTATTTTGGAGGCCGCAGAGACGAAGAAACTGCCATCATACGGCGTTCTTCCTACGTTTAATGACGATATGCTTGAAGATCAGGTGCGAATTGCGCTTGAACTCATCACCGGAGAGAAGTATCCCTGATTGAATTTACATTTTTCTTCTACTTTCATAATATAAAAGTGAGGGGTGGTATCTGTGAAGACACCACCCCTCGTAACCAATTAAACAGAATTACGAACAGCAGAACGAATCTGTGAACGTATATCTGCCTGCAAAGGTACTTGGTTTTGCAGAAATTCTAGTAAAACAAAGTTACTTTAACACGAATTTAACTATTTCTTCTTCTTTTGGAATGTCGCCTGACCATTTTTGAAGATAATGCAGTCATCGCAGCATCGAGGCATTGACAGAGGAATGTAGTAGTGGACCACATTATTTTCCGTATCAATCTCATCCTGCTTAATCTTAGAATAGTCTGCTATCATGGCTGTCGTCTTTTGCCACTCTGGAGAGCCGAATTTCTGCTTTCGCTGAGCGATAACGAGGTTTCTCAGAATCTCTTCCTTTGATGTAGCCTTAATAAGTTCCTCCTGGGTGAGCTCATCGCTATTCTCGTTCTTTGCTTTCTTGCCCTGCACCTCTGCGATTCTCTTCTGAACAGACTCTTGGGCTTCAAGCAAGTTCATCTCGTTTTCGAGGAAGGATTTCTCCCAGTTGAGTCCCTCGCCCTGGAATGCAATGGCCCAACTGTCACGGATAGGCATTCCTGAGCCACGGAGACTGGCGTAGATGTAATAGCGAGGGTCTTTCATCTTGAGAGCCTTCGCCTTCTTGTACGTATCGACGGATAACGTGTATCCTTTTGTTTCTTCAATCATAATCTTGATATTTAAAAGTTCAACATTTGCTGCCTGCGGTGTTCTCTCCATACATTGATAGACTTGCCGTATATCCAGTAATCGAACACCTCTTCCGGCGACAATCCTTCGTCTATCATCCTTCCGCTAGCCTGGATATCCTTGATGGCCTTAATCCAACTATTATAGATATGCGGATATCGTTTGCAGTCGGCGAGTTTCTGCTTATAGTTGTGCATAGGGCAGCACAGGCAGCCAATCCTATAGTAGCCCTCGTCGTAAAGCTTACAATGCTTGATGCCGAGTGTATTCAAGAATAGCCATACATCATCATCTGTCCACTCTATGATTGGAGAGATGAGGAGCGATTCGTAGCCTCGGATACAGCCGATGGTACGCTCATCACTGGCATTGGTGATGTTAATCTCGTGGATGCCCCACCGGGTTGGACGGCCACGCTTCTGACTGTTCCTCTTATCACGGAACTCGTCAAGACCTTCTAGGGAGCCTCTATACTTATGGTTGGTAATCTCAACCTCACTTCTACCCGAACGCTGTCTGCTTTCTGCGTGGCGGATGCCTATGAGAACCACGTTACCTGCGCCAATACCTTCTTTATAGACTCGACAGCACCATCGTATCAGTCTTGTCGGAAGCACGCCTTCCTTACGGGCCTGGTTATAGATGCTGATTTTAGGCTTTATCATATCTACGTCCGGATACTGCTCACGGCCAAACTTGATTACCTCGGGAGGGTCAACAGACGTAAGACCCATGTGAGCCTTGAACTTCACACCTGCAATCTTGGCAATATGATACAGGCACTGGCTATCCTTGCCTAAACTGAACGATAGATAAAAGCCTTCGTTCGGTGAGTATGCCAGTGCAAGCTTTTCAGCCTTTCTCAGCAGCTCTACAGAGTGCTTTATCTTCTTCTGGAATCCTTTAGGGAATTTCGGAAGAATTTCTTCTAAAGTGAAATTTAATTCAGAATTTATCATATCATTTCTTTTTATTATCCTTGAATACAAATAAAGTGTAACAACAACACGAAACATGGAACGGTGGATATGGGTCTTTGAAAGAATGGATGCCGGCATCGGCTTCATTTTGGCAGATTTCGCACGGATATGAACTGCCTCTCTTGACAAGAAATCCGATAGCCTTGTTCTCCTGTCCATACTCCTGCTCTGCCTGTCCCCACGCCAAAGCAATCACTTGAGAAGCATTTCTTACGATATTCTGATAGGCGTTCTTGTAGTAGCCCTTTCCGTAAGAAGGAACATCGATGTTGATATCCTTTCTCTTCGCTTTGGTGATGACTGATGTGTGATATGGGTCTTTATAGCCTGTACGGATGGAAGACAGGAGCTGCTGGTCTGAATATCCCATCAAGGTTCCTGCCTTGATCATCCTTACAATATCTTCAGCAAAGTTTCCAAGATAGACGGCGTTCCTTTCGGATGTCGTCTTTCCGTAGATGTCGCTGACGAGAAATGATTCTATGTTCTCGCTGTCAATCCCGAGAATCTTGCATGAAGCTTTGGAGTAAGCAGAGATGTAGCTATTGATACTCTCCTCTGCATCAGCAGTAACATTCTTGGCGTAAGAGAGCAGGGCTGACTCGTTTGTGAGCCTGTCCGCACCTCTGTATCGCTTACTTGCGGCAATTATTTTCTGTGTCGATTTCCAGAGAATATCTGCAACATGGTCCTCGCAGTTTCGGATTGCCTGCAAGCGCTTTCTGCTGTAATCGACAGAACGTTTTAACTCATCCATAGGCTTACTTCTTTACGGTCTTCCAGTTGTTACGGCCCGGCCAGTTGCCGTTCTCATCCCAGTCTGTCCCGCTTTTGTTCGGTCTGCCGGCGCCACGACCAGTACGTACGTTTCCGCTACCTCCATTCTGAATCTTCGCCGTTGCCTTCTGCTCCTCGATGGCATTCTCTGTTTCGTTATCCGCACGCTGCATATCCATGAGGAGGTCCTGCTGGTCTTCCTCCTTCTTCTCTCGCATAATGCGGTCGTATTCATCGTTAACTGGGAAGTCTGGGCAACGCTCAGATGCTGTCTGCTTTGAGAGGAAGTTGTTCTGAACAGCTGTCGCTAAGTTTGTAATTATTTCAGATTTATTCTGATGCACATAGATTTCCACCCAAGCGTGAATAGGAAGACCGGTCATAGTGGCCATGCAGTTTTCTTCAACTCCGATACCATACTTTGAGATACGAACAAGTTGATCCAGGAACGGATGCATCTTCTTAGCATCGTTCTCAGCAACCTCGATAGCAGGAGAATAGAGCAGCTTGATGGCAACGCCCGGAAGGTCACCCGACTTCAGCTCCGGTGGCTTTACTGTGAACGAAAGCTCATAGATGAGGTCATACGACTTGTTGAGCTGTGTCGCAAATGCATCGGAAGCGTCTGTCCCGTTAATGAAGTCAGCATCACCATTCGTATCGGTAATCTGAATCATCTTTGCAGAACCATTCGTGTCACCAACAACGGTAATGTCGTCACCATCGCCCTTCAGCTTCATTATAGGGAAGGCGTAAGCCTTGTTGTTCTCGCAGAGATAAGAGAAAGCTTCCTCGTAGTCCTCGATGTTCTTCTGTACAACAGACCAGCATGGACCGTCATCGTTTCTTACGTATGCAACAGGGATAAATGGGAAGCCGTGAGCTTTCTCTTCAACGCAAGTGTAGTCGTCGATTCCGAATATCTTGGCAATTCTCTTGATAGTCTCCTTGACCTTGCCTTCGTTAACTTGCTTCTTGAAGCGGTAGAACGTCTTGTCATCCCACACCTCTACCCATTCAATCTTTTCATTACCTTCCTCGTCGAAGTCGTAATACTTGCGAGCAAACACAACGAGTTCACCAGTAAGAGGGTCGAACTGAGGATACAATGTGTCTCCTCTATCGAAAGCCAATGTGCGAGTACCGAATTTCTTGTTTTTATCGAAGAATCCGACTACAGCAGCCTCAGCAACCTTCATGTACGAACTTACAGCCTCATAGTGGCGAATCTCCATATCGTGCATATACCATCCCTTCTTGAACTTGGCAAGAAGATTAATATACTCTTCCAGTTTCTTCATCTCAGGATCACCGGCAAGCTCAAACTGAATATCGTTACCTGTCATGTGGAGAACGTGCTTCGTATGAATAACCTGCTGGAAAGCAAATGCCGTTCTTTGAATCTCCTGGACATACCATTTCCCGTCTTCCGGGTTCTTTCTCCAGATGTCAGGGTAGAGATTCTTGTCGAAGATTTTGTGGGACGTAGGATAGAACTCACGAAGGAAGTCCTTCTGAGTCTTAATCACTCTGTACAATGTATCTTGCGGCATCTGAGGGTCTTCATTATCGGACACCTCGTTCCTGCAATAGCCATCGTGGGTCATGTACCCCTTTGGCGTGAGTTCAAAGAAAGGCTTCTTTACCAGAATCTTTCTGAAATTTGTTACCTTGATAGCATCCATAATCCTTTTACCTTTTTATTTTTCTTTTTTGTTAAACTGAATATCATTACATAGAACCAAGATTCAAAGAAGTCAGGCGAGTGCCCGACATATTTCTTGGCAATCTTCTTAGGTAATAGCTTGAATCCCCTATCATCGCTATTCTCGTCACGTCTGAGCATCTTACGCTCCTTCTGAAGAATCTGTCTGAGAGGAACCTTGTCAAATCCGTTTCCTGAATACTTTCTTTCAAGCAGGGCCGAGTCGATGGAAATCTGCTTCTCCTTTATCATCTTATAGAATAACCAAGCACACTGAGACTTCAAATCTTTATAGAGATATTTGATTCCTTCTTCTTCCTGATGATTCCTAGCGATAGGTGCTGCCTGGTTGTTGAATGGGACGGCATCCTTGAAGAATCCCTTGAAGTACTGACCGATTCCCTGCATATCGTAAGTGAAGTTACATTCCTCGACACCCCACTCTCTCAGCTTGGCCTCAACTACAGAAACGAGCGTCTTAGGGTCCAGCCTCAGCACAACCAAGTCTTTACAATGCCATCCTTCCCAAAGCCACATTACGAAGTTATCTCCGCCGGTGAAAGCAATATCGGCAGAAGCTCTGCGTTTTCCATCTCCTATCTGTTCTGCATTGTCGTAGATTTCATCAAGGTCTTCCATCTTGATCATGTCATCACCGGCGGCCTTCCAGTTCCAGTTGGCTTCAAGGTCTCGCATACGCTGTTCCTCGTCCTGTTGGGCAAGGTTGGCGAGATATGAGGCATCGGTAGAGATAAGCTTAATGTTCTCTGATACGTCAGCGCGAACGAATGTTGCCGACTTGATGAACATTTCGAGCTTTGTATAACCAAGTTCCTCATAGCTGTCCTTCCAAAGGCTATCAATAATGCCCTTGCACTGCTCGTACACCTCTTCTCTCGTGTTACCCCAGTAGATTGAGTCAGGCGTATCTCCGTCCATGAAACAGTATCGTATAACTCCGTCCCGTTCCGGTATGATGTAGCCGTTCTTGTCAACCCACCAGTCAATGAACTTTCTCACCCAAGATTCCGGGTCTGGGTTACAGGTAATCCAGAAGCGGTTTCGGATATGCGCTGCATTTCGGTTGTTGGTCAAGAGGTACTTGAACTTCTTGTATGGGCACTGAGTACCCTCATCGATGCAGACGTAGGCATACTGGCGACCCTGGAATCGTGTCTTGAAGTCCTGATAGGCTCCAGCATAGTACGAGAATTTGAGCCATCCTCCGTTATCGAAGTTCCAGGTCATATCATTTTGTGACTTATTGTAAGTTCCAAATTGGGAGAACAATTTATAAGAGTCTGTCACTAAGGACTGTAAGTCGTCTTTTTCGTTACGAAGAATTGTTGCATGAAAATCTGGATTTTTAATATCCTTCAGAACTTCCATTAGGGAAGAGAACGATTTTGAGCCGCCTCGCGAACCGCCAACTATCTTAATATCAGCGTCTATAGACAGCATGCGTTCCTGACCGCCACGCTGAGCTATAATCTTCAGCTTGTCGGGATGCTTCTTGTCGGCGTCTCTTAATGATTGGATATACTCTTGAGTGTAAATAGGCTCTCCGTTATCCAATTTTAATCCTGAAAATACATCTTTCTGCATAAATATACATTTAATACTGCAAAAATATACAATTTTTCTTTGATAATTGCATATTTATTCATATATTTGCAAAATAAAAGGTATATTTATACGTTTTCGAGGTGGAGGGACCACTTTCGGGATAACATTTTTAATCAAAAAACAACATGACAAGAGAGGAACTCTTAGCATTAGTGAACAAGGAGGTTGATACCACCAAGTTCAAAGAACTTAGCCAAAAGACCATCGATGAGGAACTTGATGATGTTTTGGAAGATTTCGGTGATGACGAGGAAGCAAATTCCAAGTTGGTTACCAAGTTAGCAAACCGTCTGAAGCGTATCAACGGCAACTTGCACAAGAATATCTCTGACGAGGTAAAGAAGAGCAAGGAGGAGGCTGAACGCAAGAAGAAGGAAGAGGAAGAGGAGCGCAAGCGTAAGGAGGCCGCCAAGAATGGCGATTCTGACGACAAATACAACGAGCTTCTCAAAGAAATCAAAGCCCTCAAGGAAGCTAACGCAGAAAGAGACAAGAAGGCTGCAAGGAAGGCAACCATCGAGTCTGTAAAGGCAGGTTTGAAGGATAAGTTCGACAAGGCAAACCTTGAAATGAACGACTTTTTCCTCGATACTGCACTCTCTAAGCTGGAGATATCTGATGATGCAGATGTTGCAGAACTGGTATCAACGGCAGAAAATATCTATACTGCCGACTATAAGCGTGCCAACGGTGGAAATGCTGTACCACGAAAGGGTTCTAGTGCTCCTTCTGGTGAGGAAAATAAACTCGACGAGCATGAATGGGACGACATTAAGGATATTTGCAAGGACAGAGCTACAAAGGCGACTGTCAAGAAATAATACAGGATAACATTTTAATTAAGGTAAAAAGATTATGCAGTACAGCAATTATTACGACCAGATGAACGCACAGGGTGCGGTATTCAATGGAACGGTGCTCTTGCAGGCATCGGCTGAAATTGGCGGTCAGAAGCATGTGTACTTCAATTTTAAAGGTGCTGTCAAGGAGGCTTTCAGATACCCTCCTATCGGTGGTATTATCACCAATCCGTTCCCTGGACCTGCTAAGATTTATGCAGGGGATCTCGTTGAGCATAGCCTCGGCTTTGCAGACAACAAGGGTGGCACTATTAAGATTTTGAAGTCTTACGCAGTTGCCAAGGCAACTAGCACCGCTACAGACACAGACATCTACATCGTTCGTGACGGCTACCATCACATCCCATTTATTGGCGATAAAATCATGGTAGGCCAGAAGGATTTTAAGACAAAGGGAACTGGTGTTTCTGTTACAGCAGTTGAGGCTACAACGGATGCTACAGCAGGTGACGTTTGGAAACTTACCTTGTCTGCTGCATTGGGCGCATTGACCGTTGGTCAGGTTCTCGTTGAGGCTGCTGCGGTTGGTTCTACACTTCCTGTAGTAACAAACCCTAACTGTTTTGCTCCTCACGACTACGACATGCCGTTCTATACTCTTCCTGGAAGCGACGAGTACGAGAAACCTCGTATGATGTTTACACCGTGTCTGCTTGGACCGGATGCGGTTTTCATTAAGGACAGGATGAGTCCTCTCCCACCAGCTGTAGAGGCGATGAATATCAGTCGTTACCCAGAGTTGTTCTACACGAACTACTAA